AACAACTCAAGAAGTCTTCACTTCTTCCTAGCATCATGGCCTGTTATCTGTGTATGGTTAACCTCTATGGGTATCTGCACAATGGCATTCAACCTCAATGGATTCAACTTCAACCAGTCGGTTGTTGATGCATCTGGTAAGGTTGTACCTACTTGGGGTGATGTTCTTAACAGAGCAAACCTTGGTATGGAAGTTATGCATGAAAGAAATGCACACAACTTCCCACTAGACCTTGCTGCTGCAGAGTCTACTGAAGTTGCACTTGTTGCTCCTTCAGTTGGTTAATGGAACTTATAGCATTAGGACTTGCTTTAGCAGCAACTGCCTTCGGTGCGTATAAGATGACACCTAAAAGTTGATATAATAAAAGGGACTTTATCAGTCCCTTTTTTATTGAGAATACCTATAAACTAAATATTATTTTCTATAGAGTAAAGTTATCAAAGTTAATGAAGGACAGGAAAGCAGCAAAAAAATTATTAAAGCTTGCTAAAGAACATCCAAACTGGTATAGTAAAGAGGATGTTTTGTATGCGAAACACGTAAAAAAACTAACTAAAAAAGTAAAACAAAAACCTACCAACGAATAATTATGCACGGTAATCTGGAACCCGAAGAACATGTATTCGGCAAAAATTTCACAGTTTATTCTAAAGAGGGGTGTCCCTATTGCGTTAAAGTTCAAAAAGTACTAGAGTTAGCAGGTTTAAATCATGTAGTTTATAAACTAGATGAACACTTTGATAAAAAGTCTTTCTATGGGCAGTTTGGTGAAGGATCTACTTTTCCTCAAGTTGTCTTAGATCATACTAATCTTGGTGGATGTAGTGATACTGTTAAATATCTCAAGGAGAAGGAATTAGTCTAATGAAAGACGATTTTGAAACTGTATACGATATGATTGAACATGCCATTGAACTTGCGTTTGATGGCAAGATGCAACTTAAGTTTTATGATTTTCTTAAGTATCGTAAGACAAAAAAATATGAAATAGATTCTTTTATCGAAAGTTCTACTGCTGCTGAAATATCAGAACAGGTTTTAGAACTTGAACAATACATTAAAGGAGGTGCTGATAATAATCATAAAATGTTACGTGAGGCATATGGCCACATACCTAAACCTAAAGCACGTAAGATAAGAGATTACTTGTATGGTATACTAGAAGATGCATGGAGGTATAGTCGTGACCGAAAACCAGGAAGACGAAAAAAAGTCTCTAAATAATGACAAGCCTCTGGAGATAAACAGGGGAGTAGAATTATTACTTAGAAATAGGAGGAAGATTCAAACAAAACCTAAAACTTTTCAAATAAAATTCGGAAATCTAATTGCTCTATGGAATAGAGAAATTGTTTTTCACTTTGATTTTTATTTGGACATCAGAAAAAAATAACTCTTTGGAGGAGTGCCATGTCAGAAGTATTAGTAGTAACCTTGACACTTACAACAGTTGTCTCGGCTCTTGCATTATTAGTGGGAGGTATGATAGGATGGATGGCAAGACAACATTCATATGAAACAACTCCTCAAGTAGTGTATACTCATCCAGAGATGTTTGATGCGAATGGACAATTAGTTCCAGATGAAATTGTAGCCCTAAGAATTGAAAACCATCATGACACAGACGAAGACAGCCTCGAAGAGGACTAGGACACCTAAAGTAAAGCAAAAGTTGCCACCCAATCCTTTTATGAATGAGATTTTGAATCTCGTTAATCAACAAACTACAAAAGCAAAAAAGATTTCTACACTTAAAGAATATGAAACCGATGCTTTAAAATCTTTGTTGATATGGAATTTCGATCCTACTGCAATAACAGTATTGCCAGCAGGTGATGTTCCATTTAAACCAAATGATAAGCCATTAGGTACAGATCATTCTTCACTTCGTAGAGAGTGGAAGAATTTTTACCTGTTTGTTAAAGGTGGTAATGATAGTTTATCTCCTATTAGAAGAGAAAGTATTTTCATTCAATTATTAGAAGGTCTCCATCCAGAGGAAGCAAAGATCGTATGTTTAGTTAAAGATAAGAAGTTAACTGATGAGTATAAAATTACAAAAGAAATAGTTGCAGAAGCATATCCAGATATTGTATGGGGAGGTAGATCCTAATGTCTCTTAATGTTATTCATGAAAAATGTGAAAAGAAACTAGCCCAAGATAAAAGTCTACCTAGAAATGCTTATATCGTAACTTATGTTTCTGAAGAAAAGGTAGTGTATGATATTGTAATTGCTGATAGTAAGGTAGATATATTTGATGAATATTGGGATAAGTATAAAGAAGGTCTTCAAGATATTGATTATACTCATGGTCAGGTTAATCCTAAGATGTGGCCATTAGGGTCTTCTAATACTAAAGGTAAAAAAGTAACTAAGAAACCGAGGAAAAGGGAAAATGGATAATGAAGAGTTAAGGAAGCAAGTAGATTCTCTCATTAGAGATGAAATACAAGAGGTGATTAATGAGTATGTTGATGCTCAAAATGAAAGTAGTAAAACAGGACTTGGTTTTGTAAAGTCGGATGAAGAGAAGGAATTAAAGGTAAACATAGCAAAGAAAGAAGTAGATAAACTTATTAAAGAGTATAAGAAGATTAAGAAAAGTCAGAGATCCAATATAGGACAAGTAAAGAAGATGGGTTTAGTTGATAAATATGGAAAACCTTTAAAATGACAGAAAAGATTGATACTCAGGGGATGAGTGGTCCTTCTACTCCTGGTTGCACCGATAACATTTATCCCCATGACGAAAATGGAGATCCTATTCTACCTAAAGGGGTATTTAAAGAACTGCCTATCTTTACTGATAAAGAAAGAGCAGAGTTGAAAGAAATTATGTTAGAGGCATTGAGGGAGTGGGTAAAAGAGACTGAGTATCTAACCCAACCTACTGATCCTGAAGGTCGTTATTATTGTTCCAAATCTGATTGCGAAGGAGTGAGGTTTACTGAATGAAACTAGGAGTCATGTGTTCTGGGAACGGAACAAACTTCGAAAACATACTTAGAACGTGTAATAAAGATGAGGTTGTCTTAATGATAACCAATAAGAGAGATTGTGGTGCTGTTAAAAGAGCAAGGAAGTTTGGTATACCTCATGCTTATGGTTTAGATGAGAATTGGATAATTAATGAATTTAAATGGGCGGGAGTAGATCTTATAGTTCTTGCTGGATATATGAAAATTATTTCTCCTAAATTTGTCGAGTCTTTTCCTAATAGAATTATAAACATTCATCCATCATTACTACCTAAGTATAAGGGACTACATGCAATAGAACAAGCATTAGAAAGTGGTGATGATGTTACAGGAGTTACTGTACATTATGTGAATGAAGAAATGGATGGTGGAGAGATAATACTTCAGAGACAAGTACCTATTCTTCCTGATGATGATATTGTTTCTTTAACTAAATCAATTCAAAGATTAGAGTATTCTATTTTACCAGAGGCAATTGAACATGTTAAGCAAAGAATATAGACTTAGGTGTGTTGAAATTGCATGTAAAATTAGATTGGGTAGGGAGGTTTCCTTATCTGACATGATGTGGTATAATAAGTTACTTGAACATAACAAACACGCACGAGGTATACATGAGAGATTCACTTATCAAGGCACTTCTAGCCCATGCTCATGGTGACATTGCTAAACATAAAGCAAACGTGGAAGTATATTTAACTAATCCTGCTGGTATTGGTGAGCATTCTAATATTGTAGAGGCAATTGAAGACGAACTTAATATGATTGCTAAGTACCAAGATCAAATAGATGTTATCAACAAATACTTTAAGTAGTACATGTTACAAAACTACTTGACTATATAGTATACGTGTGTTAGTATTAACACAATCGTTCATCCCATAAGGGACGCAAGTAAGCCGACTCGGAACGGAATCGTTCATCCTCTTTGAGGACGCAAAAGCCGACTGAAGGAACGGGGCAAAAATCCCTACTACTTTGGAGAAAGCCAATGGCACAAGTTACTTACCGTGGTGTCGAGTACGACACTGAAGAGTACAACAAAAGAGTGCTTGCTGAAGCAGCAAAGCACAGGAACTTCGATCTTATGTATCGAGGTATCAAGGTAAAGAGCAAGGCAGTACCTTGCAGTTAATAGAAAGGGGGTTTACATACCCCCTTTTTTCATATATAATTGAATTAGTTTAATGCTATTATGGAAAGGGACAAACTAAAACTAATTGTTCAGAACTTGGAATTATTAGTTGATGCTCTTAAAGCAGAAGTCTTATCTGATGTTGACTCTTATAGACAAAGAGTAATGGAAGATCCTCATGCTTTTTCTTCACCCCCAGTAGATTATGATGAAGTTTTTGAAGATGATGATGGTTGATTATGAGTAAAGAAATTAATTTAATTAGTGTCACTCCTGATGCTGAAAAACACATGGCATATGTTGCTCGTGTTTCTAACCCGAAGAATCAAGATAATGATAACTTTGCTGGTCTTCTTAAGTATTGCATCAAGCACGGTCATTGGAGTGTCTTTGAGCAAGCATACATGACAGTAGAGATTAATACTACAAGAGGTATTGCTGCACAGATCTTAAGGCACAGAAGTTTCACATACCAAGAGTTTTCTCAAAGGTATGCTGATAGCAATCTTCTGGGTGATATTGAATTACCTGAACTCCGTAGACAGGACAGTAAGAATAGGCAGAATAGTATTGATGATTTAGATCCAGAAATGGTTGATAAGTTTAATAGACAGATGAATACTTTATTCAGTTCTGCTTTTGGTTTATATAATCAGATGTTAAAAGCAGGAGTTGCTAAAGAATGTGCAAGATTTGTACTTCCACTTGCCACACCAACTAGGATTTATATGACAGGTTCATGTCGTTCTTGGATACATTATATCAATCTACGTTCTGCACATGGAACCCAGAAAGAACATATGGATATTGCTAACGAGTGTAAGAGATTATTTACCGAACAATTTCCTGCAGTCTCAGAAGCTCTTGATTGGGCTAAATAATTACCCTTAATTTTTAAGTATGCCAACATACCCTGTGAAAAATTTAAAGACTGGAGAGACTCAAACACTCTCTATGACCATGAGTTCTTATGACCAATGGAGAAAGGATAATCCTGATTGGGATAAAGATTGGAGCCAAGGATGTGCTGGAGTAGGAGAAGTAGGAGAGTGGCAAGAGAAATTGGTAAGAAAAAAACCAGGATGGAATGAAGTCTTGCGTAAAGCATCTAAAGCACCTGGTGCTAAAGTAAAACCATTCTCATAAGTATATGCCACGTAAAAAGAAATCAGATTTACAACCAATTGGTGTTGGTTTAACGGCCAAACAAATGAAAAGAAAAAAACCAATTAACACAGATAAGTTGAGGGATATTGAACCCTTAACAGAGAATCAAATTAGACTATTTGATTCATATAGTCAGAATAGACATCTTGTGGCATATGGATGTGCTGGTACAGGTAAGACTTTTATTACTTTGTATAATGCATTAAATGATGTATTAGATACCTCTACACCTTATGAGAAAATTTACATTGTAAGGTCACTTGTATCTACAAGGGAGATTGGATTCTTACCTGGTGATCATGAGGACAAGTCAACTCTTTATCAGATACCATATAAGAATATGGTAAAGTATATGTTTGAGATGCCTACTGAAGCAGACTTTGAGATGCTTTATGGTAACTTGAAAGCACAAGGAACTATTAGTTTTTGGAGTACATCTTTTATAAGAGGAACCACGTTTGATAATGCTATCATTATTGTGGATGAGTTCCAGAACCTTAACTTCCATGAACTTGATTCTATCATCACTCGTGTAGGACAGAATACAAAGATTATGTTCTGTGGTGATGCAGTTCAGAGTGATTTAGTTAAAACTAATGAACGTAATGGTATTCATGATTTTATGAAGATATTGCAAATCATGCCATCATTTGATATAATAGAGTTTGGAGTAGATGATATCGTCAGATCAGGTTTCTGTAGAGAATACATCTTATCAAAAATGCAATTAAATTTATGACCTTTGATCATGTTGATTTGAATCTTTCTCCTCTGGAGAGAGAAACTATAGATGGTGTTCGTTATTATTCTGTTCCCAATGAAGATGAACTAGTTAAGTTGGTATCTATTACCTCCGTAACTAGTCATTTTAATAAAGCTATATTTGCAAAGTGGAGAAAGAAAGTAGGAAACGAGACAGCAGATAAGATAACAAGACAATCTACTGCAAGAGGAACAGATTTTCACACTCTTACTGAGTATCATTTAAAGAATGAGAAATATATTGGTGATTCATTACCTATTTCTGAGCATCTGTTTAGTATTGCTAAGCCTACATTAGAACGTATAAATAATATTTACTCACTAGAAGGTCCACTCTACAGTCTTTTTTTAGGAATTGCTGGTACGGTTGATTGTATAGCAGAGTTTGATGGAGAACTTGCAATAATAGATTTTAAGACATCGAAGAAAGAGAAACCAAGAGCATGGGTGGATCATTATTTCGTTCAGTGTATGGCATATGCTTGTATGTTGCATGAATTAACAGGTATATCCGTTAAGAAATTAGTTCTTATTATGGCATGTGAAGATGGAGATTGTGTTGTATATGAAGAGAGAGATAAGGCAAAATATATTAAGCTTTTATCAAAGTATATTAAGAAGTTTGTGGATGATAAATTGTTAGAGATTGCTTGACCATATTGATTTTATCAGTTAAAATATTATTAGCATTTGAGGAAAAATATTGCACCTTACTGTATTAAATACTATGTCTGCAGAAAAAGAATTAGAGAAGGTATTGGCAAGTAAGTTTTTTTGTCCTGCAAAATTTGCACAAGAGATTGAAGAACTTGTTAGAGATAATGAATACATGAATTACATTGATGCTATCATTCATTTTTGTGAGAAGAATAGTATCGATGTAGAGTCCGTACCTAAACTAATTTCTAAACCATTGAAAGAGAAATTAAAGTATGAAGCACAAGAGTTAAACTTTTTAAAGCGCACTTCCCGTGCGAAATTGGTTTTTTAATTCCAAAAAAGTCGAAAAAATATCTCCGCAATTTTTTGCCCTATTACTTTTTTTATGATGCCATTTGACTGCTATAAGACTTATATTGCTATGAAGTCTCATTTTACAAAAAACTCATATGACTATTTGAGGTATGGTAATAGACTTCCTCGTGTATCGGTAAATTCCTTTTATCAACGAAAAGACCGATTTTTCTTTGAAAAGATGTCTAGGCAATTTAACGATAATGAGATAGAAAAGTTTTTTATCGCAAATTTCACTTCTGGTACAGATCCTGAAAAAGTCTTTATTTCTGATATTATTAAAACTGGTCGAGATACCTATGTTGAGTGGCAAAAGAGAAATCAATCACTTTCATATACTTTTAAAGAAGACCTTAATAAGTTATTTGAGGGTAGAAACTTAGATGAGGTGTTTAATTGCTCTAAGGGGCATCCACTAATATTGAAGAATTACCTTGGTGGGCATATATGTTTAGAGACACTAGTTATATGTAATAAGATACTTGGTTATGTTCAAAATTTTGATAAAAAGTTAGATCCTTATGTGTGGTCAACCGTCAGTATGAAGATAAAGAAGTATGAACCGTTCATAAATATAGATGTATTCCACTACAAAAAAATCCTAAAACAAATTGCGTTATGAGTTTCTTCGATTCTGAATATGTACGTGCCGAAATGGCCGAAATACAAGAACTTCAAGAAGAGGTTTACTCTAATGTGTTTAAATTTGCCTATATGGATAAAGAACAGCAGTTAGACCATATTGATCTTTTAGAATCATTAATGGAAAAACAAAGAATTCTTTATACTCGTTTATCTTTATCAGATGATCCTGAAACGGATAGAATGTTAAAACAGATTAGACGAGGAATTGATGATTTAGGATTTCCTAAGAACGTTGATGTTAATGTAGTGTTCAAACAAATGACAGATGCTATATCTGTAATGAGGGACAAGATTGACAAAACAAGTTCTGACGTGTAGAATAATGGAGTACACAAAAGCCAAATCTAAAAACAAATCTAATGTCATTCGCATCTTTAAAAAAACAATCTAAACTTGGTTCTTTAACACAAAAATTAGTTAAAGAAGTAGAAAAAATGAATAATGGCGGAGGAGGCGGTGATGACCGTCTTTGGAAACCAGAGGTAGATAAAACAGGTAACGGTTATGCCGTTCTTCGATTCCTTCCTGCTCCTAATGGAGAAGAACTTCCTTGGGCAAAAATGTATTCACACGCATTTCAAGGACCAGGTGGATGGTATATTGAAAACTCTTTGACTACAACTGGTGGAAAAGATCCTGTTTCAGAGTATAATCGTGAATTATGGAATAGTGGTAATGATGCTGATAAGGATACAGTACGTAAGCAGAAACGTAAGCTTTCTTATTATGCAAACATCTATGTTGTAAAAGATCCTACAAATCCTCAAAACGAGGGTAGAGTTTTCTTATATAAGTTCGGTAAGAAAATTTTTGATAAGATTATGGAAGCAATGCAGCCTGAGTTTGAGGATGAAACACCAATCAATCCTTTTGACTTCTGGCAAGGTGCAAACTTCAAGTTGAAGATCGTCAAGAAGGATGGTTATTGGAACTATGACAAGTCAGAGTTTGATAAAGTAACTCCACTTCTAGATGATGAAGATGCATTAGAAGCAATATGGAATAAGCAGTATTCTCTTGCTGCTGTTACTGCTGCTGATCAGTTCAAGTCATATGATGACCTGAAGAAACGTCTTGATTATGTTTTAGGTAATAAACAACCTGCTCGTCGTATAGATGAAGAGGTGTTTGAGGAAGATAATAGTCGTGGATCATTTACTCCTGATTTTAAGAGTAAAGAACCAGTGGCTGCTCCTTCTGCTTCATCTGATGAAGATGATACTTTACAATATTTCCAAAAATTAGCAGAAAGTTAATTTTGGTATAATCTAATATTTTCTCCTTTCTTTAGGGTTTCACTTACATATTGAGTGGAACCCTTTTTATATTTCATGATATCATCCATATCGTTAAATATAACTCCTAGATATTCTGGTTTTATTACAAATATATTCCTTTTATTATTTTCTATATTTTCTTCGTATTGATAATTGGTAACTTCCTTAACTACTTTTGAAGAAGGAACGGTAACATAAGAATTTAGTCCTTTATCAAAATATTCATAATAATAGGCATTTCCTACACCAATATTTCCTTCTACTGTGAGTAATATCTCTTCAGTACCATTTAGTGAAGGTGATAATACTGTTGGAATTGAAGGTAAATCATAAGTGAATTTAATAACCATATCTTCTACAGCAGCAAAAATTGAGGTTACGGCAAATCTTCCATTAAAGTCTGGATGGGATACGTTGTTAATTTGTATTTCAGAACCTACAGTTAAGTTTTTGATACCATTGTTCATAGTAACTGTGACTGTTTTTGATGGAATTCCACCACTACCTGCAAATATTTGTCCTATAGTTGTTTTCGATACTTGTAAAAAATTTCCATTAGTTTTCCATGTGCTTGGAGTTTCTAATCCACCTTCTAATATTATGGAATTTTTGGAATTCTTAATTTCTACAGTTTCATAATGATGTGTTGAATTTAATTTTTCATATGTATCGTATTTGTCCAATAGATATGCATCGAATGTTCTTTGGGGTAATGGCCATTCATTTTGAATATTTAAAATGTTATTTGCTAACAAAACTATCCAATCTAACTGAGGATCATTATATACTTCTTGTGCAACATTATCTGGTCTATCATCCCCAATTATTTGATACTTAGTAAAGTATGCAAGATTGGCAATAATATCTTCACGAAGTTTTGCCCTTTTAAATAGGTTTTTTACTCTTATATAATTTGATAAAGTTGAACTATCTTTATTTCGATTAATATAATCGAAATTAGGTACTTGTCTAAAATAAGGATTTGCCATTTTTAATACCCCATTGAGAAGTAATTATCACCAACAACACTTGCATTAGAGTAATCTCCATCAACCACACCTACTATTTCTCCTTCATTAAAATCATCAAAGAGGACTGGTTCTAGTTCACTAAATGTCATTCCTACTTGATAGGATGTCATAGATTTATTTTCTTCATAGGTCATGTATTGATTGCTTGGTGTATAATTGACCGTAAAATTAGTTAAAGCTGTTAATTTTATATGGTTTAAGAATGGATGGTCTTCTCCACCATCAGTAAGATATTTTAATTGGAAAATATTTGGTGATTGTAGAAAAGTTCCTCCATCAGATTTTTTAGGAGCCATATTTTGTTTGAAAAATCTTATAATATTTCTTATATTTTGTGCTTCTGCAGGTTCTCTAGGTACGAAATTAAAAGCATATTGAAATGTTCTTAAGTTAGGTCCATTGAATAATAGTTCTAAATTAGGGTTAAGTACCATTCCTGTTCCCCTTGTAAAAATATTTGCACCAACAGCTTCACCTGCAAAAAATGTTTTAATTTGCTCTTTAGTTATATCTCCAAGGAGATTTTCAATTTCACCTCCCATCTCTCTAAATATCTCATCAACATTCCCTCCTGTAAATATATCTATACCTGCTGATGCAAGTCTTGCTCCTGCTAAACGCAAAGCATCTAGATTATCTGGTCCCCAACCAACTGAATTAGATTCAGATAGTCCTCCAGTCATTGGCAATCTTACTGTAGCTAAAATATTTTTCTTTCTAGCACTTTGGTCATATCGAGCGCCAGGTCTCCTAAAATCTGGTGATTCCTCGACCTTATATTCATATCCACTAGTCTCGTTTCCATCTGCATCTTTAGTTGTCTTTCTTGAAATTCCTGAATCCCAAGTCCAATCTTTACTAGTCATACCAGGAATATATTCATATCCAACTACTTGTAAATAATCAAATTTTTCTTCAGGGTCTCTATTTAATGGATAGACCAGAGATTGTGGATCAGCATCATATGCACCACCATATGACTTGCCAGTATTCATTCCACCTATACTTTTTAATAAAGCACCTCCTTCTATTGCATCTGCAAAACTAAGATTATTTGGATCTTCTCCTGCAGCATCTCTGAATATATTCTTATAAGTTGAATCATTAAGTATTTCTTCTACATCTTCAAAGGATGCTCCTTTTATTTCTAAGTAATTATCTTCATCCCATGATGTTATTTTAGCCCATTCAACTTCACTTAATTCTGCATCATAAAAAGCTCCAGCAGTAAATATTTCCTCTTGTGTTAGAGGAATATCGTTATTTCTTATAATAGTTTGTTCACCAGTTTCTACTTCTTTTGATAGATTAAATGATTTACCATTTACAAGAAAAGTATCTGTGGCTTCTTTAACTCCTAAGTTTCCGAATCCCATACTAGAATTTTTTAATTATTTAGCCCGATATTTAGCATAAGGTAATGAACGTAAATACTCAATCTCATCATTATTGATTACATGTAAAGCACCAACCACTTCTCTCCAAGTGTAGTTTCGAGATTCACCCCAATGAAAATTTAGTCCTTTGAATCCCCATTTTTCTACTGATGTAACAGCAACTAATGGATGTTCGTCATAGTATTTATCAGGAGTTTTTGCTATGTATATAAATGTATAATATTTTCCTGCATCTGGAACCCATTCTGTTTCAGTGAATACTTCTAAAATACTCATCATAATTAGATCGGCATCTTCCGACCCATCGAGTTTTTCTTGAAGTTCTTCTATTCTATCCATTAATTAATACCTAATTCTTTTTCGGTAATGATTTTAAATTCTATTTTATGATCCTTACACCATTCATCTGCTGCTTTCCATTTTGCTTGATTGACTGCATATGTAGTGCATTCATATATGTATGATTTAGTAACTCTTTTCTTTTTCTTTGGTGGTTTTGTTTGTTTTAGTGGTTTAACTTCAATTACATAAGTTTTTACTTGACCGTTACTTTCTTTTACTTTCATAATAAAATCTGGAAAGTATCTACGAACCTTACCATCAGGAGCACGATAAGGTATAAAAAATTCTTCACTGCCCCATTCTAAAATACTTTCGTTGAGGTCACACCATCTGCAAAATTTTCTTTCCCAACTACTTCGACATATAATGTTTTTATAGTCTCCTTTGTATTTTCTGGGGTTTTCTGGTTTGTACCTACTCTTAATACTCTCTGCCATCTTGTATACATAATATAACGGCCTAAAAATTATTTATAGATGCCAGCTAAGAGTCCCAAAAAATTACCAATAAGTGATATAAAATCTACTTTATTAAATGTAGCTCAGACTTCCCAATATCTTTTAAGTTTAAGTATTCCTTTGAAGGTTACGGATGCATTGGGTATGGGTTCGTGGCAGACGGAAAGAGTTGAGTTGCTATGTAGTAATGCAAATTTGCCAGGATCATCTCTTGCTACTCATGAATCAACTAATGATTATCATGGAGTTACTGAAAGAATGGCATATAGAAGAATATATGATGAAACCTTTAACACATCTTTTTATGTTGATCGTAGATATAATGTAATTAAATTATTTGAGGGATGGATTAATTATATTAGTGGAGTTGATAGTAGAAAATTTGCTAATCCATATGCTAATGCTAGATATGCATATCCTGGTGGGGTGAATGGATATAAAAAAGATATTCATTTGACAAAATTTGAGAAAGATTATAATGTAACTGATAGTAAAATTCTAGAATATTGTTTTCAAAAAGCTTTTCCTCTTAGTATTACTGCAATGCCAGTATCATATGATCAACCAGAGATTTTGAAATGTAGTGTCAATTTTTCATTTATGAGGTATAATATTAAAGAATTAGAAGAAGGAACAATTGCTGTTGAGCATTTTATGAATAGTGGTATAGAAATAGAAAATCAATATTCTGCTGCAGAAGTTGCTGCAATGAATGCACCATCCAAAGCTAGTTCAAATGAAATTACTAATCCCAATGCTATAAGAGCAATGGATCCTAAGTTCTTACCATTCCTTAAATAACGAGCTAAATAAAACACTGATCTAATTATCATGCCTTTACCAAAAATTGCTACTCCAACTTATGAGTTGGTATTGCCTTCTAATAATAAGACTGTAAAATATAGACCTTTTTTAGTTAAAGAAGAAAAACTTTTAGTTTTAGCATTAGAATCTGAAGATACGAAACAAATAACAAATGCTATTAAGGCTGTTCTTAGTAGTTGCATTCAATCAAGAGGTGTGAAGGTAGAAACTCTTCCTACATTTGATATTGAGTACTTATTTTTAAATATTCGAGGTAAGTCTGTAGGAGAAGTTATTGAAGTTAATTTGTTTGCTCCTGATGATGGAGTAACTTCAGTACCTGTTGAGATTAATATTGATGATATTCAGGTACATAAAGATGAAAATCATACTAATAAGATTCAATTGGATGATAATTTGATGATGGAAATGAAGTATCCTTCATTAAATGAATTTATTAATAATAATTTTGAACTTGGTAACGAAATTGGTTTTGAAAAATCATTTGAATTAATCGCATCTTCCATAGATACTGTTTACACTGATGATGAAGTTTGGTCGGCATCTGATTGTACTAAGAAAGAATTAGTAGAATTTTTGGAACAAATGAATACTGTTCAATTTAAAAAAGTTGAGAAATTCTTTGAAACTATGCCTAAGTTATCTCATGAAGTAACTTTTATCAATCCTAAAACTAAAAAGGAAAATACTGTTCTACTTGAGGGACTAACATCTTTTTTCGGTTAGGAATGGTTCATATGAGCCTTGAGAGTTATTATAAAATAAATTTTGCTTTGATGCAGTATCATAAATACTCATTAACTGAGATTGAAAATCTTATTCCTTGGGAAAGAGACATTTATGTTGGTCTTCTACAGCAACATCTTGAAGATGAAAGATTAAAACAACAGCAAGCAAAGAATAGAAATGCCTGAGGCGCCTCCTAAAAAAATAAATGCGGATTCTTTTAAAAGAGGACTTTCTTTAGAGGAGAAGGTTGAGAGTAACTCGAAAAAAATTACTTTAATTAAGAGTACTATTAATTTACGTAAGGAGAATGTAGATCTTAGATTAGAAAAGATTGAAGATGATGTAGATAATACTAATAATGATTTGATGGATGGGTTGCATTCTATTACCGAGGCTTTAGTAGGAGTAAAGGCAATATTAGCTGATCAGGTTAAAGAAAGATTGAAAGAGAGAAGAGATGCTAGAAAAGAAAATGAACGATTGAAGAAAAAAAGAAGAGAGGATGAATTAGAAGATAAAAAAGAAAAACGTGAAGGTCCATTAAAGGCTGTAGGGGGAGTAGCTAAAGATATTTTTGGTAGGTTAAAAAAATTCCTTACAAGTATAGTGTTAGGTTCTGTAATAATAAATTTACTTGAATGGTTAAAGGATCCAAAAAATTTAGATAATTTAAAGAATTTTGCAAAATTTCTTCAAGATCATGGTGGTAAGATTATTGCAACCCTAGTTGCTCTTACTGCAATAAATTTTGTAGGAGGACTTATTGGTATCGGTGGAACTCTTAAAGGTATTTTAAGTCTTGTTGGTCTTAAAGGATTTGCAGTAGCAGCAGCTGCTGCAGGTGTAGTAACTGCAGCAATTGGGGCGGGAATAGAGACTAAACGATATATGGATGATTTCTATGGACCAGATTTACAGGGAAGAAAGAGTTTCAATGAATATCAGCAAGGTATGATTAATAGGGTTACAAAAGATGGTAAGGAAAAGGCTCTAGCAGATGAAAAGGCAAAGTTGGCAAAGTATCTGTATGAAAATCCTGATATCGGAAGATGGGATCCTATGAAATTAGAAATGGAACGTGCAATAAAACATACTGAAGAAGGGAGATATGACAAATTTGATCCTGTTAATATGGATCCTAAAGATTTAGCTATATTTGAACAAGTTGAACCTGAATTTGAATCTGCAAGAAAATCCTGGAAAAAATTCAGATCTATTGCTGTGGAAATTGATTCCAAAGTTAATAATGGTGTTGATCCTTCTGCACCTGAAATTGAGGAACTTAAAAAGGAACAGCAAATACCTAAAGAAGCATTGGTCAAGTCGTTGAATAATTTAATACAAATAAGAAAATCACTGAGTAATAATGGTAAAAATTGGTTTGATAATATGGTAGAGAATGGTACAAATAGGGTTGCTGGTGAATTATTTACTAAAAGATGGGAAAATGCAATAAAACCTGGAGGATTGACACAACAAAAGAAAGGTTTTTATCTAGATAATCTTCTTAAATCTGGTATGCCAAGTGCTCAAGGATATTTTGAATGGTTAATTGGTAGAGCTAAATCTGAAGGTGTAAAATCTAATTTGAAAGTAGATAAGAAAGGTGAAACTCTTGAATCAGAAAAACAGAAACTTCTTCCTCCCTCTAACATAGATAAGGTTAATGAATCTGTTGTGGAAATTGGAAAGGAAGAGACTATTGCTAGATTAAGAGAACAGAAAAAGAATTTGAATTTATGGGAAAGATTGAGTGGTGTTGGTGGTGAAATTAATGAGGAAATTTATAGATTGGAAACAGGAAAGGAAATGGATCACCGTTGGAAACAATCATATGAACGTAAAGTAGATGAAGGAAAAGTGGGTACTGTTTTGGGTGGATTTGAAGATAGGGGTGCTAAAGTAGAACCAACAACAAAATTAATAGATTCTGAGTCATACTCGACTAATAAAGAGGTTGCTGCTAGATTTGATATGAAAACAGGAAAGGCATATATTAATGATCAAGAGGTTTCTACTAAAGACTATAATAAATTCCAGAGTTTATCTAAGGAAGAACAAGTAAACCGATATGGTATAGATAAAAAAATTAGTAATGCTAACATAGATAAAAGTAATCAGACATCAGTGAAGAGTTCTGGTGGTATAGAATCTGTTGCTTCAAATAAAACTCCAAAAATTAATCTTTTACCTATAACAGGAGGTGAGCAGTCAAAGATTGCAAGTTCATCAGGTAATTTTGGTAATAATTCTGTCGTTTTCTCTTCAGAAGATCCAACGCAATCAAATTTTGCTATTCAGGGAATTTATAATGTGAGTCCAGCATGATATTACCAATAATAGGAGCATTAGGAAAAACAGTACTTGGTGCAGGTAAAAAAGTTACCAAGGGGATAAAGGAAAGAGCTAAAAAAATTGATCCTGATAAATTTATGAATAAGAAGAAGAAAGAAAGAAAAACATATAGCAGACCCATTCCTACTATTTCTAACACTAATATTACATTATCTTCAGATTTGTCTTCTAAAGATGTACCAGAATCAACTGAGGTTAAAGATATTGTAGGTGATATTAATAATGTTGTCGGTGATATTAAATCCATTTTAGAGAAAGATCTTCAATTAGATAGAATAGAGGCTAAGGATAAAAGGACTAGTATCAGAAGTATGTTTGCTCGTACTAGAGAAAAGTTTCTTGAAAAATTACCAAAACCAGTTAGACCTAAATTAAAAGTTCTTAAGAATATTTCAGCACTGCAGAGAATACAAAAATTCATTAGAACAGTTTTAATAGGATCTTTGTTGACTTTTTTATATGAGAATATGGATACTATTTTGCAATGGTTTAAGGGGTTTCTTGATATAATAACACCCGTAGTAAGATGGATAGTTAGAATTGGAAAAGGATTAGTTAATTTGGCTATGAAGATACCTCCTCTTTTTAGGGGAGGTCAAGATTTGGGTGAGGATAAAGTGAACGAGTTGGGTAAAGACTATGATGATGTAGATGCGGAAGCTAAAAAAATAAAAAAAGAATGGGAGGATTGGGAGCCACCAGAAGAATCAGATAATGAAACACCATCAAGTGAAAAAGATGAAAAGGTAGAAAAGAAGGAAATTGATACTAAAACACTTCAAACCCAGAAAACAGTTGATAATAGATTTGATATAGAAACAGGAAAGACATTTATTAATGAGAAGGAAGTTCCTTTAGATGAATATAAGGAATTTATGAATTTGTCGAAACCTGAACGATTAGAAAAATATGGTATAGATGTCCAAAAAATGAATAAGGGTGGAAAAGTTCCTGGAACTGGTAATACTGATACTGTTCCTGCAATGTTAACTCCTGGTGAGTTTGTTATGTCTAAAGGAGCAGTTCAGAAATATGGAGAAGATACTCTTGCTGCTATGAATAGTATGGGTGGTGGAACTAATAAACCAACTATTATGCGTGGATATAATGAAGGTGGTGCTGCAACTCCTATGAGCACAGAAGATTTATTAGCAACAATTGGTCCTTCATTAGAGATGTTTATGAAACAACATAATGAATTGATTGATAGTGATCCTGAGTTCTTTGGAACTCATAGCAGAATAGAGATGGACAGAGACGGTAAGATACCAGATTTTGGTAAGACAATTGCTAATATGAGTGAGTGGGCATTCAATCAGGGTGTGAAGATGACGCAGGAGAACGAGTCTATACCAGCAGAAGTTAAAGAAGCACTTCTTAAGAAGATGATGTTTATTAGAAGAGAAACTTTAGATAATCCTAATTTTAAAGGAGATATTGCATTTGATATTAATAAAGATATACCAGGTACAGCAGCAAATAGATTATTTTTGAAAGCTCAAGCAGATACTATGAGTCCAGCAGCAAAGGGAGGAATATCTGCTCGTGATAGAGCACTACTTATGAATAGAAGGGGAATGTCTGGTGGTGGATTAGTAAAACCATATGATTTTGCGAAGGAAAATAATTTTAATATTGAAGATTATGGAGATGGAACGAATAGAATAGTTAAGATTACAAACCCTGCGTTTAAGTATAAGTATGGGCGAAATAAAGGTAAACATCCCTCATTAAGTGCTCAAGGGACATATACGCAAGAAGATAAAGTATCTACCGAAGATTTTATTAATAGTTATAGGTTTAAAAAGAGAGATGATTTACATTTCAATACTAAAAAACTTAATTATATGTTAACTGATTTTTCAAAGAGTAAACTTGAACGTAGTATTGATGGACTTTTATCTAATGTTGGTAATTTATTTGGTGGAAATAAAGAATCTATTGATAAAGAATCTAGTAGCATCGATGAGATGGTTAATATTGAGGAAATTGTTGATACTGAGGATAATAAAAACTTAGAAGATATCAATACTATTAGTACGTATGAAGAAGATTTTGAGTCTGAAATAAGTGTTCCTATTGCAATGCCTAAACCTTCATCCCCAGATACTCCTGAACCAGTTCCTTCTTTAGTGCCTATAATGCCAAGTTCTAGATCTCTATTAAATAGATATTATAAGGAACAATTATTATCCTTTTTATATAAAGTATAATGTCAGACGCTAGATCAATAACCAGAGCTGGTTCAATAGATAAATTTGAGATTTCTGGATTAGTAGATATTACTCCAGGTATTACTAGATTGTCTTACTATGAGAATGTTTTGTCTAATTCTCATACTCTAAGTGTAGATGTTCTTGAAAGTGGTGATGTTAATTCTACAGAATTGCCTACTAAGGGTATGTTAAATGGTCTTCCAATTGGTGGTGGTGAATGTTGTGATATTAAAATTAAAGATAATCTTGAGAATTCATTGAATTTTATAGGGGTTAAATCCTTTTATCTTAATAGAATTAGAAATGTAAATCCTGGCACTCAAACTGATAGTTATACTCTTGATTTTTGTTCTAGAGAGGCTCTTGCAAATGAACAATGTAGAGTTGTAAGGAGATATAATGAGAAAATATCCGATAATATAAAGAAAATTCTTACTGAATCCACATCTGGAACTGTAGGATTAAAAACACAAAAAAAAGTTAATTGTGATGAAACTTTAGAACCTTTTAATTTCATTGGTAATTATAGAAAACCTTTTACTGTTTGTACTTGGTTAGCATCTAAATCGATTCCAGTAAATTCTGGTTCTAAAGGTGGAGCTTCTGGATTTTTATTTTATGAAACTTATGATGGGTTTAATTTTAAGTCTATTGATGTTTTATTTGAGCAAGATTATAAGTACAAATATACTTATACCAATACTACAGATTTACCTAAAGGATATAATGGAAAGATACTTAATTATTCTATTGATAGAAATATAGATCTTTTAAGTAATCTAGCGATGGGTACTTATTCTAATGTTAGTTTATTTTTTGATTTTTATGCAAATGATTATCAGTTAAGAACTTTTAATGTTGATTCTTCTGATTCTGCAGAATCTACTGGGGGTGGTAGTAAAGGTAAAATCGTATCTGCAGGAACTAAAGAGTTTGCAGGTATTGCTCCTCAATTTAGAACGGCTCCATCTAGATTAATGAATCATGTTCTTGATATAGGAACATTGCCTTCAGGTGAGAATGCAGATGAGCAATTGCAGACTTGGAGAGGAAATAGGGAGAAACCTACTTCCGATCCATTAAATACTATGGTACAATCTTTAATGAGATACAACCAGTTATTCACCATTAAGGTTAATGTTATGATTCCTGGTAATTTTGATTTAAGGGCAGGAGATCTCATTTATTGTGATTTTCCTGAATTAACTATTGAAAATACTGGAATGGTTGATCAGATTAGTGGTGGTATATATATGATATCTAGCTTGTGTCATCGAGTAACTCCGAAAGATTGCTTTACTAGTTTAACTCTTGTACGAGATACTTTTGGAAGAAAACCTTACTAAGGAAAAATTATGACTACTAAAACTCCAAATCACGATTTAAACCATGAGGTTTACCTAGATCCTAAAGATGGTAAGGAGCATATCAATCATGGTATGCACGAGTATAGTGAAGAGGATTTGAAAATGCACAATGATGCATTTCATGCTCATGATGAATCAGAAGTAAATTCAAATGATGGAAAGATAAATGATTGGCACACCAGACACGAGGATTCACATCTAGAGGTCTATTGTGATAATCATCCAGATGCAGCAGAATGTAAAGTTTACGACGACTAATGATAGAGCAAGGACTTTTTAAAAAACATTTTTATGGTAAGGATGGACTTGTCTGGTGGATAGGTCAAATTGCTGATGAAAAAACATGGCGAACTAATATTCCAGGAATGAGTACTCCTACTAATAAGGAGCATGATGGATTTGGGTGGAGATATAAAGTCCGTATTATGGGGTATCATCCTGCATCTAAAGAACTAGCTGATGAGGAACTTCCTTGGTGTGGAGTTGTTTTTCCTGTTACTGCTGGTTCTGGTGCTGGTGGGGCATCTATGTCACCCAACCTAAGACAGGGTAATTTTGTATATGGTTTCTTTTTAGACGGTGATGATGGGCAAATGCCTGTTATTATGGGTGTAATTGATAATAATGATTTTACTGCTATACAAAAGGATATTCCTGAAGTTGCTTTTGTACCTTTTAGTGGATATACAAGTAATCCTGGAAAAGTTAGTAGAGCAGCATTGCCAATAGTACAGGATTTGGAACTGATTGCTAAAGCATTCAAGTTTCCAGGTGAAGTAGAAAATATTAATAATGATACTGCTATTGAATCTTCTACAGGATATGATAGTCGATCAGATGGAGCAACTAGAGAACAATATATTAATGGATTAAATTCAGAACCTATCCCAGTACCCACGTTAAAAGAAAAAGCTCCTTTACCTAGAATTCAAAAGGAAGTTAAAAATTTGATTGCAGATGTTCAGAGATATAAAAAATCACTAACTGATTGGGAGACGAAAGTATCAACAAAGGTAGATGATGTTGATGCGGCTATTCAGAAATCTATGAGAAATGCTACCAAGATGATATCTGGTAATGTTAAAACTATTTTAAAGGAAGTGCAGCAGAATGTGACAAGTAAACTTAACTTTAATATGAAAGATAAGTATTTTGATTTGTTTCCTACTGAAAGACCAGCATTAAAAGCTGCTGTAGAAACTGCAAACGATGCTATTGCTTGTATGTTTAAGGGATTAATAGATGGTCTTTTTGATATGGTTGGTGGGTTTTTAGAAAATGCTGTAGATAAATTTATTAATACACCTTTATGTGCTGTTGAAAATTTTATAGGATCATTACTAGGTAAGATAAGTGGTATTGTTGCAGGAGGTCTTGACGATCTTCTTGGACCTGTTAAATCTCTTCTTGGGGTTTTTGATATGTCATCTATAACTGGTAATCCTGTAGATTTTGTAATTGATAGTATTTCTTTCCTTGATTGTGAAGATGATCCTGCTGAGTCAGATATTAGAGAATGGAGTCCTTGGAAAGGTGCAATGCCTGTTCCTAATACAAATCTTTCTAGTTTGGTTACTGAAGTTAAAGGATTTGCGGATCAAGCAAAAGCTGCACTTTCTGGAGTTAAGGGGTTAGCGCAAAGTATTGCTGGTGGTGGATTGAAAAATGCTATTGGTAAAGGTGTAGTGGGTGGTATTGATGATGCTCTCGGAGCAACTAATGCTTTAAGTTCTGTTTTAGGTGGTGGATTTAGTGATGTATTTGATTCTTTAGGTGGAGGTTGTAATGTTGGTCCTAAGTTTTGTGGTCCTCCTACCGTAGAGTTTTTTGGTGGTACTGGTATTGCTGGTGCAGTTAAAGGTGTATTGGGTAATGCTATAGTGAGTGGTAGTGGTAGTGTTCTTGGAGTTGATTTGATACAATCTGGATTTGGATTTAAAGTTCCTCCTTTTGTTCAATTTAATGATGCATGTAATAAGGGTAGAGGTGCTAGTGGTAAAGCTATTCTTGGTCCTGTAGTAGCAACTAGTAGTGTAGATGATGATGGTAATATTCTTTATATACCAGATAGTTCTGTTGCACAAAATGATGATGGAACTTATCCTGAAGGTACACCTTTGGGGGTTGTAAGTGTTGCAGTTATTAATGGTGGAATAGGTTATATTCCTACACCTGATGGAAGTCAAGGTGGTGATGGTAGAACTTGGGCTAATGCTGATGAAACTACTCTTAAAAGAGCAGATGGAACTTATGAAACACCAATGAAACCAGGTCAAACAGTTGAAGTTTTTCCTGGAGATGAAATTACATATCCTGGTGGAGTTATAACTGATGTTACTGTTCAAGAAACCATAACTACACCTCCTGCAACTGTTAGTAGTATTAATGTTAATGGTATTATTTCTCCTTCTGATACGGGAACAGGAGGTACTAATTCTCTTACTATATCTAAACCTATTCCAACACTTTCAAATGAAAGAACTGGAGCATACCCTTCTTTAGGTGATGGATCTTACCCTGTTATTTTGGAAATTGGTTCTGTGTTTATTACAGATTCTGGATTTAATTATAAAGAAGATGATACTGTTGTTATTGAACCTAGAAATGGTGCTGAATTAAAAGTTAAGGTAGATGGTACAGGATCATTAACAGGTGTAGATGTTATATCTAAGGGTCAGGGATTTGTTGAAGAACCAAATGTTTACATTCGAAGTAAAACAGGTTATAATGCAACCATAGTTCCAGTTTTTAATGTAAATAGAGTTGCTGATTCAGCTTCAGGTGCAGATGATACTCAAGAAGTTATTCCACCTTCTGAATCTATTGTTAACGTTATCGATTGTGTAGGTAGAGTTTAATGTCTCAAAGAAAAAATTACCATGCTGTTAGATATGGTACTGAACATGGAGAAATAAAGTTTGGTCATCTTCATGATGATACTAACCTTTCTGGGGTTATGTTGAGAACTGGAGAAGATGGTGGTCGTCATTATATGACGATGGATTCTACTGGTGATGTGGCGATGGGTAGGAAAGGGTCTACCTTGAATGTATGTCCTGGCGAATTTAGTATAAAAGCTGGTAAAGATTTAGAAGAAGGTGGTATTCCAGCAATTTATCAATTAGCAGAAAATGGTGATATTGTTATAGGAGCACCTAAAGGAAAGGTTAGGATATATGCAGAAAATATTGAATTATTTGCTAGTGGATCTGATGGTGAGAATGGGGTTGTTCAGATAGATGCTAATAGTCAAATTCTTTTGAATGCACAAACCGTTGAGGTGAAATCAACGGTTTCTAGTAAATTCTTTTCAGAAAAAACTGTAGAGGTTATAGGTGAAAGTATACTAAATCTTTATGGTGGATTGGTTGATATGGCTGACGGAGCTACTAAAATTAAAGGGTCTAAAACTTGCGGTGGACCTGCATCTGTAAATGAGGGGCAACATAAATGAAATTAGCTGATTTATTCATAGGTAAAAGATTATTTGTAGGATGTGGTAAACCTGCAGCATTAGGAAAGGGTGAGGAGGAAATTAGAGGATCTGCTTATGCTGAAGGTCCAGTTCAGATTGGTACTGATTCTGATTTTTCTTCTGTTGATGCAACTTTAATGGTTGGACATGAATATAATACGGATTCGGATACCCATCCAACCACATCTCTTCATGTAAAAGGAGATGTTCAGATTGATGGTGATGATAATATTAGTGGATTTTCTGTTAAAATAAAAGGTAATACTGATCAAACGGGTAATACGGATCAGAAAGGAGATATTGATTTAGATGGAGATGAGAGAGTAACGGGAGATATCACTCTTGGTGGTACTTTATTGGCTGGTGGTGAAGTTAAATCTAATGGTGGAGCTCATATTCTTTCGAACAAGAAAAATCTTCCTTTTGATATGGAGCATCCTAATAAAAAAGGATGGAGATTGAGGCATGTGTGTATTGAAGGACCAGAGATTGCAGTATATTGTAGAGGAAGAGTAAAGAATAGTAAGGAAATTGTATTACCTTCTTATTGGGATGGATTAGTTAAGGTTGATAGTATTACTGTTCAACTTACTCCTGTAGGTTCTCATCAGAATGTTATTGTAAAGAGATGGGATAATAAAAAGATTCATTTACAATCTCAAGGTGGTATGCCTATTGATTGTTTTTATCATATTACTGCTAAGAGAGTAGATGATGATCTTATAGTAGAATATCAAGGAGAAAGTCATTTGGATTATCCTGGAGGAAATGAGGGATATTCATTTAGTTGGGAAAATGATAACATGGAAAGACTTGTTAAGGAAGTCGCTAGAGAAAAGTTAGATGGGTTGACAAAGGGATTATAATTAGTATAGATAGTGGTAAATTGGAGAATGGTATGGATAATGATTATTTGTCTAGGTGTGTGGTAGATCCTCTTAAAAGAAAAATATATCTTTATTCTGATGAGGGGAGGGAGAATGTCGTTGAGTGTGATACGGTAGAGGAATTTATGAGTGCGTTGGATTTTGTTCGCAAAACTCTAGATGAGGATACATTATCCTATGCAAATCCCCTTTGAGAAAATGCTAAATAAACCATAAGGGACTATAAGAATTAGTAAAAATGGGTCTTTCCAGATTAGATAATTTTCTCAAATCAGTAAGAGGTACTGTTATATACGTTGATCCAAACAGTCTGGATGCAACGGACAGTATTGAGAATCAGGGAAACTCGCTAACGAGACCCTTTAAAACTATTCAAAGAGCATTAGCAGAAACATCAAGGTTTTCATATCAGAAAGGATTAGATAATGATAGGTTTAATAAAACTACCATTTATGTTTATCCTGGAGAGCATGTAATAGATAATAGACCTGGTTGGATTCCTGTTGGTGCTAATACGTACAAATTAAGGAGTGGTGAGGTATCAAATGCCTTTGGAGCTTGGGATTTAACTACTAATTTTGATTTATCATCTTCAACTAATGCCCTTTATAAGTTGAATAGTGTATATGGTGGTGTTATAGTTCCTCGTGGTTGTTCTATTGTTGGTATAGATGTAAGAAAATGTAAAATACGTCCAAAATATGTTCCTAATCCAGAAAGTAATCTTATTGATAGAAGTGCTATTTTTAGAATAACTGGTTCTTCTTACTTCCAAGGATTCCAAATATTAGATGCAGACCCTAATGGTGTTGCTTATAAAGATTATACTTCAAATAAATTTGTTCCTAATTTTTCACACCATAAGTTAACTACATTTGAGTTTGCTGATGGTGCTAATAATGTAGACATTGATGATACTTTTATAAGTGGTACTGATGGTGATTATACTAGAACTGATCTTGATATGTATTATGAGAAAGTAGGTCTTGCATATGGTCCTGCTTCTGGTCGTGAAATTGAACCCGATTATCCATCAACAGGACTTGATATACAACCTAAGATTGATGAGTATCGTATTGTAGGATCAAAAGGAGTAGAAGTAGGAATCACAAGTATTCGTGCTGGTGACGGAACTACATCTGATACAACAATTACAGTAACATTAGCAGAAGCAGCAACAGCATTTGACGTTGATACTCCTATTAGAATTGAATCTATTGGTTCTGCTGGTTATGATGGTCAATATGTTATATCTAAAAAAGTAGATGCTACTAATATAGAATATAAGGTACAAAACTCTCCTGCAGATCCTCTTCCTTCAGTTGTTGGTGCTACAATAACAATTGCAGTAGATACTGTTACATCTGCCTCACCATATATCTTTAACTGTTCTCAGAAATCTGTTTATGGTATGAATGGTCTCCATGCTGATGGTGATAAGGCAGATGGATTTAAGTCTATGGTCTGTGCTCAGTTTACGGGTATTGGTCTGCAGAAGGATAATAACGCCTTTGTGAAGTATGATGAAACTATTGGAACATACTTAGATTCCACTTCACCTGGTAATGAAAATATTGCTTCTGATTCTAGAGCAAGATATAAGCCAGATTATGCTAACTATCATGTTAAAGCATCGAATGGTGCAGTTATTCAAATAGCATCTGTATTTGCTATTGGATATGCAAAGCATTTCGTAGCTGATACTGGTGGTGATATGAGTATCACTAACTCTAACTCTAACTTTGGTGCTCATGCTTTATATTCTAGTGGATTTAGAAAGAATGCTTATACTAGAGATGATATTGGATATTTTACCCATATTATTCCTCCAAAAGAAAATGAGAATAAAGACATATCATTAGAGTTTAATTCGATTGATGTTAATAAAACTGTAGGTGTAGGTACTACTAATAGATTATACCTTTACAATCAAACTAATTTAGAAGCACCACCTGACACTATTGTTGATGGATATAGAGTAGGTGCAAAGAATAATGAATTATTAAATGTTTCATTAACTAGTGGTGGTATTTCTACTACCTATTCGGCTCGTGTCATTATGCCGAATACTCAGTTTACTTCTAATGAGATATCTGCTCAGAAAGAGTTTACTGTAGGTAGAGCTGGAACTGCAAATAGTATTACTTCAAATACTCTAACCTTTACTGAGAATCATAGTTTGATTAATGGTGAGAAAATTAGATTAGTTAGTCAAAATGGTCACATTCCTGATGGTTTAACTCATAATACTGTTTATTTTGCTATTACTAGTGGTTTAAATGCAGATCAAATTAAAATTGCTCAAACTTTAAATGATACTATAACAAGTCCAACAAAACCAGTTGAGATTAATAGTAATGGTGGTGTTTTAACGATTGAGAGTAGAGTATCTGATAAGAAATCTGGAGATATTGGACACCCAATACAATATGATGCAGCAAATTCTCAGTGGTATACCAATGTTGCTACTGCTGCGACTGAAAGGTCTCTTTATGATATTATAGTAGGAGTGGGATCAACAGGACTTGGTTCTGCTACTCCAAGATCATTCATTACACGTAAACCAGATACTAGAACATTAGATGATACACTTTATCGTTACAGATATGTTTTATCTAAAGATTCTTCAGTAGTTGCACGTCCACCTATTGAAGGATATATTATTGAGAAATCAAGTACTTCAATTGGATCCACTGATGCAGAGGTTGCATATTTGTACAGCCCTACAACAACATCTCTTTCCAATTCTACTCAATTAAGAAATCCAAGGTATATTGCTGATGCTAATTGGTCTAGTACTGTAGGAAATATTATTACAGAGATTCCTCACGATTTGACGGTTGGTTCTACTGTAGAAATTGTTAATATAAAAACTAGTACTAACTCTGTTGGAGTAGCAAATTCTGCATTTAATGGTACATTTACTGTTACTGGAATTAGTAGTGCAAAACAGTTTAGTATTTCTATACCAACTAATCCTGGAACATTCTCTAATGATGTTTCTGTTAGGACAACTTCCTTACCAAACTTCAAGGCAAAGAAAACTGCTGGAACATATCAGGTTTATAGTACTGATGAAGTTCAAGAGTATGTTCCTAGTAAACAGGATGGAATATATCACATAGCAGTTGTTAATTCTTCTAATAAACCTGCTGTTGCACCATTCTCTACAGAAAGATATACTCAACCAATACAGAATCTTTATCCTCAAACCAATAGAGATAATCCTAATTCCGATCCACAAGCAGCAGAGTCTTTTGCTCTTTCTGATCCGATTGGGCAGGTTGTTATTAATGAACCACAAAAATCTATTACTAAAGAGTCTTTGAATAAGAGACTGGTTGATGTTGGTGTTGGTTTCGGTTTAACTGATATTAAATCAGGAACTTCTGGAACTACTCATACGTTATATACTGATATTGATCATGGTTTAAATCGTGTAACGAATGTAGATATATTCAATGCTGGTGCTAATTATGTTGACGGAAGTTACTATAATGCAAAATTAGTTTCTATTGGAGCATCTACGACAGGTAAATATGCAACCGCAAGAGTTACTGTAAGTAGTGGATCTGTTACCTCTGTCAAAATTATAGATGGTGGTAGTGCATATGGTATTGGTAACACTGTACACGTTACTGGTGTTACAACATCCGCAAGTAATACAAAGGCAGTTCTTAAAGTATCATCCATTTATAATAATGTTGGAGATACCTTAAGTATTACAGGTCTTTCTCCTGACTCGTTTAATAAGTATGATTCTCTTTATAGAATTACTTCAGTTGGTGTTGGTAGTGAAAAAGAAATTTCTGTTTCTTCTGCATCTACAATTTCTTCTCCTTCCACATCTGGAATAGGAGTTACAGTTGCGTCAACTGGAAATGTTAGAGTCACTGGTAACACCTTAAATGTATATTCTATTGTTTATGATGGTACAGTTGGACTTGCTACTGTTTTAACACACCAAACTCATGGTTTACAGGTTGATAATAAAGTTCATATTGGTGGAGCAGATTCTCAACTTCTTAATGGATCTTTTGTTATTAAGCAAGTTGGAACAACTACATCGTTTGTTGCTAATGTTGGAGTAAGTACAATAACACCAGTAACTACTGGTAATATGTTTGTTTATCCTACAACATATAGTTCACAGGGTGGTAATGTTGCTAAGGAAACTGAAAGCACTTCTGGTAGATTGATGCCTGAATATGCTGGTATTACTACTGTTGTTTCTGGTCCTATAACAGATTCTGCTACTACGATAGGTATTACTAGTGTATCTCAATATAATTTAGATATTGGTGATTACTTGATGGTAGATAATGAAATAATGAGGGTTAAGTCTACTGTTTCAAGTGATAGTATTACGGTATTCAGAGGTCTTTTAGGAACTCTTAATAATCCACATAATTCTGGAGCAGTTGTTAGAAGAATCAAACCAAACCCAGTTGAATTCCATAGAACTTCTTTACTTCGTGCATCAGGACATACATTTGAATATCTTGGTTATGGTCCAGGTAACTATTCTACTGCACTTCCTGAGAGACAGGATAGAAATATTTCTCCACAAGAGGAAATATTAGCACAAGCAACCTTAACTGATGGAGGTAATGCTAACTATACAGCAATGAATGCTGATGGAAATCTATACACTAGAAATAAAAAAGTTAGTGCAGAAACAGGTCAAGAAGAAAGATTTAATACTCCAATCCCAACAGTAACAGGAGAAGATCCTGGTATTGGAGTTGGTGTTAATGTTGGATTTGGATTAATAACACCCCAAGAGATAACAGTTAATCGTTCTCTAAGAGTTGAAGGTGGTCCTGACTCTAATATGATATCAGAATTTGATGGTCCAGTTATCTTTAACGATAAGATTAGTTCTAACTCTCCTAAAGGAATTGAAGCTACTTCATTATTCTTACAAGGTGATCAAACGATTTCTAGAAAGTATACAGTTGGTATTTCTACTCCAACAGCAGCAGGAAACGTAGGTGATGTTGTATATAATACTTCAGTTTCTTCTGGTGGATTCTTAGGATGGGTTTACTCATCATCAAATCGTTGGGAGAAATTTAGTAAGATTGGTGCTAACGGTGCAGAACCATCTGCTGCTATTGGTATAGCAAGTGGTGGTAATTATGTTGGACTTGCCACTCAAATTAATGTTGTAGGTGCAGGTATTACAGTTAAAACTGTGCTTGATGCGACTGTTGGTATTGCTACTTTAACTTTAGATGCAAATCCAAGAGTTGCAATTTCTACAGGAACTGGAAATGTATACACAGGTATTGCTACTCAACTTAACTTTATCGGTTATGGAGTAACAGTTAGAACTGAATATGCAGATGCTAATACTGGTATTGCTACTGTTATTATTGATTCTACTGTCGGTGTTGGGTCTACTACGCAACCAGGAGGAAATACATATTCACTTCAATATAATAATAATGGATTCTTTGGTGGAGGCAACGATTTTACCTATGATGGATTAAATGTTTCTCTTGCTGCTACATCTACTAATGCACTCTTTACCGTTAAGCAATTTGGTACGGGAAATGCATTAGAAGTTCATGATTCTGCCTCAACTTCTTCTATATTCTCTATTACAGGATCTGGTTCTGTTGGTATTGGAAGTTCTGTTCCTAGTGCTAAATTAGAAGTTAATTCTGCATCTGGTGAATCGATCAGAGTTAAATCAACTAGTGGTTCTGGAAATATAGTAAGAGTTGATAAGAGTGATAGTGATACTGAACCATTTATTATTGATACTACTGGACAGGTTGGTATTAATACCGCAACTGCTAGAGATGCTCTAGATGTATATGGAACAGTTGCTGTTGGTAATACAGTAGCATTATATAATGATGCGAGAACTTATTATGCTTCACTTACAGCACCTAGTGGACTTGCGGAAAATGTTGAACTAACATTGCCAAGTAAAGTTGGTGCTGCAAGTAGTGTTCTTTATACTACAGGAAGTGGTCAGTTAAGTTGGATTTCTATGAGTGGTATTGCTACTAACGCATTCCCTAATACCGATTCACTTGCTGAAGGATCTGGTAATTTATACTTTACTAGTGAAAGAGCTCAAGATACATTTGGAGATGCAATTAATGCAGGTATCCAAACTGGTATTAAGGTAACGTATAATGATACTGCAAATAGTATAAGTTTTGATGTAGGAAACCAATCACCATATCCATTTACAACAAAAGGATTTAGTACTCCTTTCTAATCAACCAGATTCAGGGATAACAATGATATTATAATTAGCTGGTCCTTGAGAAGGTGATGATATACTAAAGGTATCTCCACTTGCTAGTCCTAATTCCATAGGGACACCACTTTTACTTCCTTGAGTACTGCCACCATCAACACCACTTCCTATCAGTGAAGCAGAAGACGATGCACTAATAAATGCTAGATTTTTACCGTAAGCGTGTCCACCATACAGGTTAACACTTGCACCCCCTCCAAAACTCATTGTTCCAGAAGTACTTCCAACGTCTATGAAGTTAATTACTATTCTTACATTCTCTCCAGTGTTGTTGGTATATGTTAACGGACCAGTTCCTGATAATACTTGAGCTGCCATATCTAGACGAAATACTTTTTTATATTTATAAATAAAAATAAAAGGGCGGAGAGTGAAACCCGATGGCTGTTAACAAGAATTTTATAGTTAAGAATGGTATTGAGGTAAATAATAACCTCATATATTCTGATACAGAGTTAAATTCAGTTGGTATAGGTACTACTATAGTACAGCACAAATTCCATGTTATTGGAGGAATTGGTGCTACTAATACAGTAATATCTGGAATTTCTACTGTAGGTTCATTAAGTATTGGGTCGAATGAAGTTATAAGTTCTGCGAGACAATTAAAAAATATTGCTAGTCTGGATACGACAACCCAGAATACGATTGAAGCAGCGACTAAAGGTAGTCCTAATGAATATGATGATTTAGTAATAACTGGAGTTTCTACATTCAAGGCGGATGTAATTGCAGAAGATAATTTATTAGTAAGTGGTGTTGGTACAGTTGCTCAGTTTAATGCAACGAATGCTGTAGTTGGTGTATCTACATTCACTGGTGCTATAGATGCTAATGGTGGTGCAGATATTTCAGGTGGTTCGGGACTTAATGTTACTGGACATTCAGAGTTAGATAATGTAAACGTATCAGGAGTATCTACCTTTGCTGGTATTGGTACGTTTAGTAGTCATTTATATGTTGCTGGTAACTTAAATGTTGTTGGTGATGTTGTATATGATGAGGTAACAGGTAGAAATATTAATATTACTGGTCTTGGTACTATTGCTCAGTTAAATTCTACTAATGCAGTATTAGGAGTTGCAACTGCTACAAGTTTTGTTGGTGATTTAACGGGTACATTACAAACTGCTGCTCAACCCAATATAACTTCTTTGGGTACGATTGCTAATCTTAGTGCAACTAATGCGAATATAACGGGTGTTGGTACAGTTGCTCAGTTTAATGCAACGAATGCCAGTATTGGGGTTGTTACCTTTACGACTGCTACTATTAGTAATTTGGTTGGGGATCCTCTGAGTGGTGTTAGTACAGAGTTTACTGGTCAGATTGGTATTCAGTCTGGTGGAGTAAGAATTGGTACTGGTGTAACTCAACTTAATTTTGTTGGTTCTGGTAATACTTTCCAATATAATCCATCAACTGATACAGTAGACATTACCATTTCAGGTGGTGGTGGAGGAGGAGGTGGAGGTTCTGTTAGTATTGGACAAACTGCTCCTGTTACTCCTTCTAGTGGAGATTTATGGTTCAATATTGACATCGCAAGAACATTCGTTTATTATGATGAAAGTGCTTTAGGTGTTGGTTCTTCTGCTTTCTGGGTAGACGCATCACCATTTGAAGCTAGTGGAATGTTCCTCAGTAAAATGGGGGATAATATGTTGGCAGGACTTGGAATTACTGCTGGTACAATTTCAGCACCAGGTCTTTACTTCAATGGAGATACAAATACTGGTTTATATTCTCCTGCTGCAGATCAATTTGCATTTACTGCTGGTGGAGTGGGAATTGCTACTTTCCAGGCTGGTATATTAGAAGCGGGTGGTGCTAGATTTAGTGCTGGTGGAGTTAGTGCTGGTGTTGTAACTTCTACTAGTCTAAATGTTACTGGTAATATAATTGAATCTGGAGGAGAACTACGGCTTAAAAATGCATCGGGTGATTCTAATGGTTTAAAGTTATACCAAGGTGGTAGTGATACTTCCTATATTCTTAATCATTATAGTGGTCCTTTAGTATTAGGAAATATTAATGCAGAAAAACTCCGCATAGGTACAGCAGGTCAAATTGGTATTGCTGGTACAGGTCACTATGGAACAGATGGGCAAGTATTAACAAGTAAAGGTACGGGTGCTGCTCCTCAATGGGCAACTCCTGCTGCTGGATGGGTTAAATTGGGGTCTGGATCTGCTACATCAGGAACTACTTCTGTTGTAACAACAAATCAATTGACAACTACTTATCATTTTTATAAAATACTATTTTCAACTGTGTTAAGTAGTAATGGTAAGTTTGGAATTAACCTTTCTACAGATGGTGGATCTTCATATACAGCTGCTGATACTTCTTGGAGAACATCAGTTCAGGGAAGAGAGGGTAGTTCTCATTGGAATATTGGTGAAGGATGTGATTGGGGGCAACTTCTTGCTGGCAATAATAAAAAGTTTTATGCAGGTGAAATAAATTTTGTTGAACCTACTGGTACGGTGGTACGTCCAACTTTCAATTTTTCTGGTCAGATTGGAGAAACAACTTCAGGTAGTAGTGGTTACTTTGGTGCTATTATTTCTACTACTTCTTGGGATACGGCAGGTGCATATAATGCAATTAGATTAGAATCATCTCAAGCTTTTACAAGTTTGAAATGGACATTCTTAGGCATGGCTGTTTAATTATCTAATTTATATTATGATTTATTATGATACCACAATTAATTAATGAGTTGTATGACGCAAAGGAATTTGCTGCAGCACAAAAACTTGCTATTGCTTATTTGAATCATGAGGAAGATGAGCAAATTCTAGGTCTTTTAGCTGGAACCTACTATGAAGATAAAAAGTTTGATAAAACTTTAGAATGTTTGGATAAATTGCCAGAAACACCTCATCTTCTTGTTAATAAAGCTAGTTGTTTATATTTTTTACATAGAGCACATGAAGCAGAAGAGATTATGAGATCTCTTCCGACATTTGATGATGGTCATAAAATAGACTTGTCTTTATATTTAAATGCACAAGGTAAATTTGATAAATCTAGAGAAATTTTAGCACCGATTGCAGATACTAATGCGCGTGCTTCATTTAATTATGGATGGTATCTATTAGCAGAAGATAAATTACAAGAAGGATATAAGTATATTCGTGCAGGTGCTAGTGATGAATTAAGAGTATGGGGTCATGAGTGGATACTGAGGAAGGATTATAATATAGGTGAGCAGTATAGGTGGAATGGTGAGACAGTAGATACGATTGCTTTTTATCTTGAAGGAGGTATGGGTGATGGAATGATATTTGTTCGTTATGTAGAAAATTTTAAAAAATATTGTAAGACAGTAAAGATATTTGCACCCAAATCATTAATACCTTTATTAGAAGAATGTGGATATGAGAATGTATATACACCTGAATATATTACAAAGACTGGTTGGGACAAATATGTACCTGCTATGTCTGCTCCATATTTTCTAGGGTTAAATCATCCTCGTGAAGGAGTAACTTTCCCATACTTAAAGAGGAAAGCAAATCCCGTTGATGAGATGAATAGGATTGCTAATGGTAAGAAAAAGATATGTATTAGATGGAGAGGTAATCCTCAATTCGAACATGAACAATTTAGAAGTGTTCCTGTTGAGGGTTTATTGGGACTTGAGAAGTATGGACAATTGTTTTCGTTGCAAATAGAGGATAGTAATCTTCCTAAGAATGCAAATGTATGGGATCTTTCTCATTTGATTCATGATTGGTGTGATACATATGATGTTATTGCTGAGTCTGATTTAGTAGTTACATCATGTACCGCAGTTGCACATCTTGCTGGTGCAATGGGAGCAAAGGTTGTTGTTCTTCCTCCTTTAGTGCCATATATAACGTGGAATGTTAAAGAAAATACTTGGTATCCTGATAATGTTGTCGTTATTCAACAAATGGAGTATAATGGTTGGGATAAGACGATTGAAAAATTACATGATTTTATGAAAGATTTCTAATGAAAAGAGCTATACTTACATATTATAATGATGCTATAGATAAAAACCTTCTATTTTTGCATCAAAGAGTATTACAGAAATATAATACTGTTGCAGATTATAAACCATTATTCTGTAAAGTGGGAGAAGATCAAATAATACATTATCAAGCACTTGATTATGGTGCATCTGCTTTATTTGAAGAAGGATATGATAGTGTATTGTTTTTAGATGTTGATTGTATACCATTAAATTCTTATGCATTAGATTATATCTTTACGCAAGCAGAGAAGAATATTATAATTGGTAATGCTCAACGATCTATGCACATTGATAACGATGAGCATATGTTTGTTGGATCTTCATGTTTCTGTATAAACAGAACCAACTATGATAAGTTTGGTAGAAGATCATTTGCTCCTGATCATATTAGAGCAGATACATGTGAATATTATACTTATGATGCAGAGGAGCAAGGAGTAGAAGTTGAGATATTCATGCCAAAATCTTATATCAGAGATCCTTTTGGTGGTAAATGGAATCTTGGGAAGGGTCGTGGTAGTTATGGTATTGGAACTACATTTGAAAATTCTTTAGGTGTTGAGATGTTCTTTCATTTATTTTCTAGTCGAGAAAATGTATATAATACTTACTTTTATGATAAGTGTGAGGAGATATTGAAATGAATTATTATAATTCTTATGATATGGATGTGGGGGCAACTTATATTATTTCTATTGAGGGTAATGAGGTTTCTCAGAAACTTACTAAACAATGTTTTGAATCATGTAAGAAAGTAGGTCAACCTAATGTTATAGTTGTGCCTGGTTTTGATGCTACAAATTCTCCTATAGCTACTCAAGATCATAAACTTGGGCAACCAATAGGGGAGATGGGAACTATTAAGGTTCCTGAAGCTTTAAAAGACCAAGCATTTCTTAATTTTTTAAGATTGCGTAGGTCTGATCTATTAATGACTCAGATTGCATGTTTCCTTTCTCACTATTCGTTATGGTGTCTATGCTTATCTCAGGATAAACCAATTGTTATTTTGGAACATGATGCTGTTATGGTCAAACCATATCTTAGGCACAGTTATTATAATAACATTGTTTATTTGGGAGGCAGTGAGCAAGTAGATGGAAGTATGCCTATGGATGATACTATTCCTCCACATGCAACCGACCATAAAGGATTGGATAGATTTATTTGTAGAGCACATGCTTATTCTATTGATCCTGCTATTGCAAAGAACTTGGTTGCATATAGTATTAATCATGGTATAATAACCACTGCAGATGCAATGATAAGGTCAGATATGTTTGGGATAGTTCAGGATGATCTTTACGCATATGAAGATAATTATGGGTTATCGACAATTAGAGAAGACGGAACGGCATTAACTGAATATAAATGAAAAAGGTAATACACGTACTTAATATTAATAATTTCTTTCCAAAACTTTTTAGGATAACATATCCTACTATTAGATTATATGCAGAGAGGAACGGATATATTATTAATATGATAACAGAGAGAAAGTTTCCTGATTATCCTATCACTTATGAGAAGATGCAGGTCTATGAGGATGGTAAAGATAATCAAATGAATGTCTTAGTTGATGCTGATATGTTACTTCATCCAAACTTACCAGACTTTGAAACTTTTTTATCTGAGGATGCAGTTGCTTTCAATTATGGTTATAATATTAGTAAAAAATATTATACTAATAGAATAAAGTATTTTGTAAGAGATGGTAGAGATGTTGGAATTGCTACTAATCTAGTTGTTTCATCCCAATTAACTCATGATATTTGGGAACCATTACCACTCACACCTGAACAAATTTCTGACTTAGCAGTCCCTAATGATGAGGAACCAAATGAATGGAACCGTGGGTGGGGTCATTATGCTGATGAGTTTGCTTTATCATATAATCTTGCAAAGTATGGTTTAAAGTATCAAGGAGTTCTTGGTGCTGGTTCACACCATGATTATGCTGTTCATGTTGGCACAGGTGATAAAGAAAAGTCTATAAGAATAGCAAAGGAAACAATTGCGAAATGGAGTAACTTGTGAAGATAGCAATTTTTTATCATTTATATCAGACTCCATTATCTGGTTTGATATATCAACAACAGATGCACAGATTATATGCATCTGGATTGATGGATGCATGTGAGTTTATTCATATTGGTATTGTAGGTGAGCATGAATTATTTTCACGACCAAAAAAATCACAAGTTCTTTATAATAAACGATTAACTAAAGATGAAGGAGAAACAGTAGAGTCTGTATATAGATTTTGTAAGTTAAATCCAGATTATAAAGTATTATTCTTTCATGCAAAGGGAGCAAGTAGACAGTTTGTTCCTCAACTTCATGCATGGAGAATGTTTTTAGAGTATATTGTTATTGATAGGTGGAAAGAATGTATCAAAAAATTAAAAACCTATGATGCAGTGGGAGCTAAGTTGAGGATGCATCCTTCACCTCATTTTAGTGGTAATTTTTGGTGGGCTAATGCAGACTATGTGGCAACATTAGATGAGAGTTTTTTATACACTGATGGAGAACATGGTAAGATTGATAGGGAGTTGATGATTGGTACAGGAGATAGGTTTGATCCTTATGATATGCATCATGTACATAAAGAGATGAATATGTATGATACAATTTTTGCAGAAGATAATTATATATGATTAATCAACTCAAATTAAAAAATGAGTTTACTTCAGGAAAACCATTTCATCATGCAGTTATAGATAATTTTTTTGATGAGGAGACTGCTATATCATTAAGTCGTGAGTTTCCTGATTATAATTCTGATGTCTGGTATGTATATGATAATCCATTAGAAAATAAAAAGACATGTAACGTATGGAATTTGTTTCCTAGAAATTTATATTCTACATTTTGCTATTTAAATTCACCTACATTTATATCTAAGTTAAAAAAAATTACTGGTATTAAGAAACTCTATCCTGATGTTGGTTTGCATGGTGGAGGGTTGCATATACATGAAAAAGGTGGTAAACTTAACATACATCTTGATTATTCTATACATCCTAAACTGAAACTCCAACGGAAGTTAAATCTTATTGTTTATCTTGCAGAGAACTGGAATCCTGAGTGGAAAGGTCAATTAGAATTCTGGTCAGCAGATAGAAAAGAATGTGTAACTTCTATTGATACTTTGTTTAATCGTGCTGTAATTTTTGATACGACACAAAACTCATATCATGGATTACCCACTCCTTTAGAGTGTCCTGAGAAGTGTTACAGAAAGAGTATAGCAGTTTATTATCTAACTGATCCTGTAAAAAATTGTCCTATAAATTCAAAGGCAATTTATATTCCTACTGAGGAACAGAAAGATGATCCTGAAGTGAATAGAATCATCAACAAGAGGGCAAGTATGGTAACTGTAGACGAGGTTTATCGTGTCTAAAATTGTATGGACTAATGGAACATTTGATATTCTACATCCAGGTCATATAGAACTTTTTAAAGTTGCAAGATCACTGGGTGATAAGGTTATTGTTGCCACGGATACTGATGAGAAGATAAAAAAGGATAAAGGTGATCATAAACCTATCAATGATTTAAAGTATAGAGTTGCAATGCTTGAGGCAATCAAGTATATTGATGTTGTGTTGACGTTTTGTGACAGAAAAGAATTAGAAGGCTTGATTCAATTATATGAACCTGATATACTATTACTTGGTGATGATTGGAGGGATGGTGATGTAGTTGGTTGGGAATATGCTATGGAAACAAGATTTCTTCCAAGAGTGGGAGGTTATGCTAGTAGTAAAACAGTTAAGAAAATACAGAACCTATGAAAATATTGTTAATTGGTGATAGTTGTATTGACAAATATGTTTATGGTGATGCCAAACGGTTGAGTCCAGAAGCACCTGTTCCTGTGTTAAATTATATTAGGACAACTAAAACGGAGGGAATGGCATGGAATGTTTTCAATAATCTAAATGCTTTTGGTGCTGAAGTTGATATGATTACTCAAGAGGAGGAGATTGTAAAGACTAGATATATTGATAAGAAATCAAATCAACAAATTCTTCGTGTCGATGAAGAATATGAGGTTGAAGAATTAAAGTTTGAAAAACCAGAAGATAATTATGATGCTCTTGTTATATCAGATTATAACAAAGGATTCATAACACAAGAGAAATTATTCGAGATAGTTTATTCTTTTCAAGGTCCAGTATTTGTTGACACTAAAAAGCAAGAAATACCTCATGGATGCTTTACTAAAGTAAATGATATTGAATATGAGAATTTAAAAACACCAACAGATAATTTGATTATAACTAGAGGTGGGAAAGGTGCAGAGTATCAAGGCAAATTATATCCAGCAGAGAAAGTAAACGTCTTTGATGTTGCTGGTGCAGGTGATACTTTCCTTGCAGCATTAGTTGTTGGTTATATACAAACTAAATCAATAGAGACTGCAATCCCTTATGCAAATAAAGCAGCAGCAATTGCTGTATCACATGCAGGAACTTATGTATTAACAAAGGAGGATATAAATGAGATATTGTGTTGATATTGATGGTACAATTTGTACACCTACTGTAGGTAGAGATTACCATAAAGCAGAACCTTGGCAGGATAGGATCAAGGTACTAAATAAACTTTACGATGAGGGTAATTACATAATCTATTTCACTGCACGAGCAATGGGTAGATTTTCTGATCAACCTCATTCTATAGCATCTGTATCAGCAGAGGCAGCTTTATTTGATCTTACAAAACAACAATTAGATGATTGGGGTTGTAAGTATAACGAATTGATTATGGGTAAACCTCATGCAGATCTATTCATAGATGACAAAGGAATCAATTGTGATGACTTCTTCAGAAATTAAATACGTAAAAAAAGGATGGGGATTTGAGAAATGGATTGCCAATTCTCCAGAGTATTGTGGCAAGCTTTTGTTTATTAGGAAGAATAAGAGATGTTCATGGCACTATCATAAATTAAAAGACGAAACATTTTATATTCAATCTGGAAAGATTCATTTATTTTATGGTGATACTGATGATCTTTCGAAAGCAAAAACTACTATATTAGAACCTGGAGATAAATTTTATGTTTATAGAGGATTGAGACATCAAATGATTGCATTGAGTGATACTGAATTATTTGAATTTTCTACTCAACATTTTGATGAAGATTCATACAGAATATTTAAAGGTGATTAACTATGATTATACTAACAGGTGATGAGGGGTTTATAGGGAAAAAGTTTCTTGAAAAATTATCAGGAAAAGAAGTAGTTAAAGTTGAAAAAAGAAACAGTTGGCACTTTCGTACTTTTAATGAGTGGCATAAGGTAGAACTCATACTACATCAAGGTGCAATTTCTGATACCACTTGCACCAATCTAAAGGCAATCAATCATTTTAATGTTGAGTTTAGTCAATGGTTATTTGAGCAAGCAATCAGATATAAAATACCAATTAAGTATGCATCATCAGCATCAGTCTATGGACATCTTAATAAAGAGAACTTAATCAATCCACTTAACTACTATGCTATATCCAAAGTCATCATGGACTATTGGGTTTTAGATAATATGGATAGATTTGAATTAATACAAGGATTTAGGTACTTTAATGTCTATGGAGAAGGTGAAGATCATAAGGAGGATCAAGCAAGTCCTGTGCATAAATTTACTAAACAAATTAAAGAGACAGGAACACTTAAATTATTTAAGGGGTCTGATAGATACCTTAGAGACTTTATATGTGTAGATGATGTTGTGGATATTGTATTGAATAATGATAAACCATCAGGTATCTATGATTTAGGAACAAGCAATCCTATTAGTTTTCAAGAAGTAGGAGAACTAGTAGCAGAGAAATATAATGGTACGATAGAATATATACCATTTCCAAAGCACTTAGAAGGTAAGTATCAAGAATACACTCGTGCTAAAAAAGAATGGGGTGATTATAAGTTTAAAACAGTGGAGGATTATATTAAAGATAAATAAGAAAAGCAAGCCTTAAATAGAAATTGATAAATGGCTAAGTTACCAAGAGCACAATTAGTAGACCCTTCAGTTGCAGGACATATAGAGTTTGGTGGAGGAATTAATGTAACTGGAGTTGTAACTGCTACTGGTTTTGAAGGAAATACTACGGGTACAGCTACTAATTTAACGGGCAGTCCTAATGTAGTTGGTGCTATTGTAACAGCAACCACATATAGAGGAAGTGGAGCGGGAATAACAGGATTGGCGGGAACATCATATATTGGACAAACTACTTCGTTTACATCTGCAGCAACATATACTATTGATTTATCAAAGGGTAATGTAGTTCATATTGAGGATGGTGGTTTTAATGGAACTGCTACAGTAGGATTTTCCAATACTTCTACTGGAAGTGGTGAGGTAAGAATTGTTAGAAAACCTATATGTGCTCGATGTAACTGTGAAATATATCTTAATTGGCCTTCGAATATTACTTGGGAAGGAGACGGACAAAAACCTGATAGTATTTTTAATCCAAGATGTAATAATGTTCAAGAAATAACTTTACTTACTACAAATTCTGGTGCAAGTTGGTATGGAAGTGAAACAGTTCGTTCAGATCCAAGTACTACTAATGTGTGGGCATGGGGATGGGAGCATAGGAAAGGATGGTTTGGAATGAACGCCCAATGGGGAGGTGGAGATGGCAGCTGTGCTGAGTGTAGTAAGTATTCATCACCAGTTTCTATTGGAGCTTCATGGATGAGTGGTTGTAATCCATATAGTGATTTTAAAGATATACAATGGGGACATTATTATGCTTTAGGTCTTAAAAAGGATGGAACATTATGGTCATGGGGGCAGAATACTCAAGGAGTTCTTGGAACGAATGAAGACCACTCTATTAGTAGATCATCACCAGTTCAGATAGGAATTGATAGTGATTGGCAATCTCTTGGTAATACAAATGCTGGACATGCAGCTACAGCAGGAGCAATTAAACAGAATGGAACAATGTGGACATGGGGTAATGGTGGAAGTGGACAACTAGGTAATAATAGGGAGTCTTCTTATTCAGTACCAATTCAAATATGCCATTGTATTGGATATAGATGGAAATGTCTTTCGTTTGGTCAAGATGGTGCTCTTGCTATAGATAATTGTGGAACATTATGGGGATTTGGTAGGAATTATCAAGCACAAAGATCAGCAGGACAACTTGGAACTAGTATTAATAATAAATCTCAACCAGCTAAAGTTTGTGCAGCTCTTTGTTGGAAAGCTATTGCAATGATGCAATCAGGTTCATTAGGAGTTACACATGATGGAAAATTATATTCATGGGGTTGTGGTCATTATGGTCAAACTGGCAATTCTTCATGGGCAAATGGACAAGCTGGATTTCCTTGTTCTCCTAGACAAGTAGGAACCGATACTGATTGGAAGTGTGTTTGGGGTGGAGAATATAATGGTGCAGGATTAAAAGGATCTAATGAATTATGGATGTGGGGTAGTCATTCATCTGGAGTAATAGGTTGTAACGTATCAGAAAATCAAAGTTGTACTAGTGGAGGTGTTTCTTCACCAGTTCGTACAATGGGTGGTGATTATATACAATGTCTTCATCTTGCTGGAGATTCTGCAGCTGCAGTAGATTGTTGCGGAAGACTATGGACATGGGGATCTAATCAAGATGGTAAACGTGGTATAAATTGCTGTTGTGCTAATAAAAGAGTATCTTCACCAGTTCAGATTATGAATGATAGAAAATTTGGTGGAGTATCTGGTAGTTTTTGCCATCATGCGGCTATTTCAGTAACTTGCTAAATATTTAAAAATAATATTCTAATGAGTCAAAAGAAGGCACAATTAATAGACCCTAATGAAACTTTTACTGCTACTAGTATAAAGGTTAATTCTGGAGTGGTTTCTGCTACTTCTTTTACTGGAAATTTAACGGGTAATGTTGGGGGACTAGTTGCTGCTGCTAGTACTTCTGTAGTAAGTGTAGGTGTTATAACTGCCACTTCTTTTCGAGGAGATGGAACTAATTTAAGTAATATGCCAGCAGCACCTGCTTTAGTAGGTCAGACTACAGTAACATCAGGAGCAACACATACACTTGATATATCAAAGGGTAATGTAGTATTTTTTAAACCATTACATGATTCTACAGTTTCATTTGCTAATACAGGTCAGACTAGGACCATGCAAATAGAAATGGAGATTAAAATTCCAACGCAAGGTAAAACAATAACTTGGCCATCAAATGTAATTTGGGGTGATGTATATTCTCCAACTTCACCTCCTGGTATAGTATCTAATACTTCACAAGATGCTAAACAAATATTTACTTTTACTCAAGTAGATGATGATTCAAAAGATTTATGGGTTGCTGAAGAAACTGTAAGAAATGATCCACAAGCAGCTGTTGGATACATTTGGGGATCTGATTTTGCTGGAGTTTTTGGAAGGAATACTGTTGATGGAAAACGTTCCTCACCTGTATTGATTGGAGGAGAAAAAAAATATTTTAGAGCAGATAATTTATCTAATTGTAGAGGGGCAACTACTGATCATTTTGGATATAATTTTTATGGTATATGTTGCGATGGATCTCTTTGGGGTCAGGGTTATGGAGATGAGGGTGCTTTAGCTGGTTGTGTTGGAGGAGATGCTACTAGTGTAGCAAGATCTACTCCATATTCATCTCCCGTACAAATATCACGGACTATTAGTGGATATTGTACTGATGTATTGCAAGTATCTGGAGGGTATCAGTCAGGAGCTACTATTGGAAGAGATGGATCAATATGGACATGGGGTCGAATCTATTGTGGACAAAGATTTGAGTGTGATCAAAAATATATGTATTGTTTACAGAGTTGTTTGGTGAAGAACTGCACTCCCGTATGTTATAGGAATTTTAATAATTGGAAAACACTTAATACTGGAACTGGTATTGGATATCATGCAATCCAGACTGATGGAACATTATGGTCGTGGGGAAGTTCTCTAGAAGGAGTTTTGGGAAATAATAAAAGTCAAGATAATGAAGCTTGTGCTACAACACCAGTTCAAATTTGTGGTGGAGGATATTGGACTGATGTAACTAGATCTGAAAATGCTTCAATTGGAATTAGATCTACAACTGCAAATGGTGGTGCATTATGGGCATGGGGTTCTAATACTTGCGGAGGACTTGGGATTGATGCATCAACAAGCACTTCATATTCATCACCAGTTCGAATAGGTACTAGTTGTAATTGGACTGCAGTAGGTGCTCTAGGTAAGTCAGCATTCTGGGCTAAAAATTGTGATGATTGTGTGTTTGTATGGGGATCTAATCAAGGAGGAATGCTAGGACTTAATGATACTACTACAAGGACAACTCCAGTCCATCTTCCTGGTAATTGGGCTAGGTTATCTAGTTCTGGTACTGGATGTGCTGCTCTTGGTATTAAGACTGATGGTACATTATGGGCATGGGGATGGAATCAACAAGGAAACAATGGAGTAAATGATAATGGAAATAGTATAACAGCAAGGTCATCACCAGTTCAGGTAGGAACCGATACTGATTGGAATCCTCGTGGTGGTTTAGGTACTTTTTGTAATAATTCTATGGCATTTAAATCTAGTTAAAAACAATGAGTCAAACTAAAGTACAATTAATACATCCTATTGGTGTAACAACATTCCCTTCTATGAATATAACGGGAGTAGTCACATCTACTGCTGGATTTCATGGTGATTTTACGGGAACTGCTACGGGATTAACAAATAACTCTTGTTTAAATGTTGGTACTATTTGTGCTACTAATATGGTAGGTGATGGTAGTAATATGTCAGGAGTTGCAAAAGCTCCTTTTACTGCACAAAATGTAACTGCTGTTTCTGGAACAACAACTATTAATTTAAGTAGTGGAAATGTTATAACTTTTACTCAAAATGTTAATACAACTGTTGCATTTGCGAATACAGATGGTAATAATCAAGAACTTCGTATTATTAGAAAGAAGAATGCAGATGATAATAATAGAACAATTACATGGCCAGCAAATGTATATTGGAAAGGTGGAACTGCTCCAACATTAGTGGGTGCGAGTATTAGTACTACTGATGCTCAAATATTTAATTTAATAACAAGAGATGGTGGATCTACATGGATAGGATATGAGCAATTTTGTAGAAATGCATCATATACTGCTTCTGTGTGGGGGCATAAGAATATGTATTCTACATTTCTTGCTCCTAAAACTTATGATTGGAGAGCAAATCAAAATAAACCATTAAATGCGAAAACAGGAACTTCTATTGGAGGGTGTCAACCTTCTGCGTATTCATCTCCAGTTCAGATGAGTAGTGATACTAATTGGAGATCTATTGGAAGAAAAGCAGGTACAAAATTAGATGGAACATTATGGACATGGGGTAAAAATGAATGTGGATTACTTGCAAACCCTTGTATTGCTCCAATATCATGGGTTTGTTGGTCATCACCTGTACAAGTGCCTGGAAATAATTGGTATAAAGTTTATCCAATGCTTTGCGCTGAAAGAATGCACGCGGTTAGAACTGATGGCACTTTATGGGCATGGGGTGGTCAAAATTATGGAGAATTAGGACTTAATGCTCATGGACATCCTAGACAATCATCACCAACTCAAGTAGGAACTGCTGCATCATTTACATCACCTAAAGCATTATTATCAAATTGTGAGTTTGTTACGATGATTAAATGTGACGGAACAATGTGGTCATGGGGATATAATCCTAATGGAAATTTAGGAATTAATAACACAACGTCAATGTCAGTACCAGTCCAGATAGGAACGGACACTAATTGGAGTAAAGTAGCACATTCTAATTATGGAACAATTGCGGTTAGGACAAATGGTACATTATGGGCATGGGGAGATAATTCTCAAGGACAATTAGGGCAAAATAATGTAATAAAATATTCATCACCAGTCCAAATTGGTAGTGATACTAATTGGCAAGATGTCTATTCTAGTTGGGATAAATTATCCATAGCAAAGAAAGCTGATGGATCTTTCTGGGGATGGGGTTCTGAAGACAAAGCAATTTGGGGTAATAATACTTGTGTTACTCAAAAATATTCATCTCCTATACAAATTCATTCAGCAGGAGTATATTCTGATTTTATGAGTCCTCAATGTAGGGTGGGATATTGGAGAAAATGTGATGGAACCTTATGGGCAAGTGGATCTAATTGTCAAGGACAACTAGGGTGTGGATCGTGGGCATTAACTTGCTGCTATTCCTCACCAGTTCAAATTGGTAGTGATACTAATTGGACAATGGATAGAGATGTTACGACGATGTGGACTGGTCCTATAGCTAAAGATTTAAATGCTTAACTTACTAAATAGCTAAAAAGTATCGATAATGGCACTTAACTTTCCTGATAACCCGTCAGTAAATCAACAATACTCGGATAGTGGTTCGGGTTTTACATATAAGTGGAATGGTACTGTCTGGACAAGTATTGGTATTTCAACAACTCGTGTTGCTAATATTAGAGAATTAGATGATATTTCCTCTGGGTTTGATGGATCTGAAACTGAATTTACGATGTCAGTTGGTGGTGCTGGAGTTTCTCCTGTAACCAGTCAACAGATGTTGATTAGTTTGGGTGGTGTAATGCAGAATCCTAATCAGGATTTTAGTGTTGCAGGAACTAAACTTACATTTACTACTGCCCCAATTAGTGGATTATCATTTTTCGGTATTATATTAGGTACAGATCTAACACTTAATACTATACCTGATGGAAGTGTTACTTATGCGAAGATGGGGACGGGTGCTCCACGATTTGATTTGTCAGGTAACGTAACAATTAGTGGTGTTGCTACTGTAACTAGTCATCTAAACATGGGTGACAATGATCGAATAAAACTGGGAGATGGTGCAGATCTTCAGATCTGGCATGATTCTGGAAATTCTTTCATCAATGATGCAGGTACTGGTAGTTTAAAAATTCAAGTAGGTGGATCAGATCGAGTAGTAACTAATTCTGATGGAATTGTTGTTACTGGTGTTACTACATCTACTGGTGGATTTAATATTGGTATTCAGTCTGGTGGAACTGCTATAACAACAGCACCAGTTAAAACCCTTAACTTTGTTGGTGCTGGTAATACATTTGCTGTAGATGGTACTACTGTAGATGTTAGTATTGCTGGTGGTGGTGGAGGTGGAGGTGGTAATGCTTCTGCATCTTATTTTGCTTCTGGTTGGGGGAGTAGAACAACAAGAACCAAATAATTGGTCTTAAAAAAACTAATAAATAAATAATAAGAGAATTAATAATGATGAGCTCACACATTTTAAATCTTGGAGGAGTAAAATAAGATGGCAAGTGGAAGATTTACCAGAACGGTAATAGACACAGAATCGGATTTTGGTAATTTTATTGCTTACAGTAATGATTCTGGAAAGTCAAATGCGGTTACTTTATTCGCAAACTCTCTAAGTACTTCAAGTAATCAAGTAATATCTGTTGTTGTTGGTGTGGCAACAACTGCAATGGCTGGAATAACTACTTTATTTACTTCAACTGGTGTTGGAGTTGGTACTACTGTTGCTGGAAATTTGGGCAACTTTAGTGGATGGATGTATAATGAGGATATGAGCACTGATGGTGCAACACCAGAAGTTTCTGATGCAGGTGTATGTGGTTGGTGGAGATTGCACTGTTGTGTTAATAATGCTCAATGTACTGGTTGTTGTCAGTTATCAAATACATGTAGTTATTTTGGATCAGGAACAGCTATTCCACATCCATCAGAATTTGTAAGTGCTGCTGGAACAATTTATAGCCGTAATGATTTAAATTGTACTAATACTGCTGCTAATTGTTGTCAAAAATGGCAATGGCCATATTGTAATGTTTGTACATGTTTAGGTAGTTGTTGTTGGGGTAATCCCATGAATTGCTGCTTTGTAAAAGGTAATTATGGTGGTACTGAAATTACTGCTCTTCATTTAGGTGTTGGTAATACTAACGTATTTCCAGGATGGAATTGGTTCTGTAATTGTGCAGCATGTCAAGCAAAACAGAATTGTGCGTTGTGTTTTAGTGGCATAATGTCAGCAACCGCTTTTGTTGGAGTACTTCCAGGATTTATGTGTGGATGTTGTCAAAGTTATTGTAATAATGTGATGCAAGGTCCAGAACTATATGTTGTAAATCATTGTCATATTGGATCTTGTTGGGATGCAAAGAGATTGCAACTAGACCCAACTGGTTGTCCAAGTAACTACTTCTGTAAACCTTGGGGTGCAGGTAGTAATCCTTGTTGTTGGACATCATCTTGTTGCAATCCTACTACTCCAAACCCAGTTCCTTATAATTGTGTTTGTTGTAAGTGTAATTATTGTAATTGTTATATGCCAGGTGGTAAGAGATGCTACATGAGATTAGGAACTCAAGCTGGGTTCAGCGAATGTGCTGGTGAGAATCCAGGAATGAGGGGAAGTTTCTTTATGCATAACTGGTATAACTTAATGTGTCTTGCTAATTATAATGGTTATTGTGATCAAGATGTTTCTAGTGTAGCAACTACTGCTCATGTTCAACAGGGATGGACAATGTGTTATTGTGCATGTTGTCCTTCATGTACTCCAGGAACTTACTTAGGCTTGACTAACTATGAAGGTTATATTGGAGCGAAAGGCACACCACCAGCTGGATACTTCCATTTTGCACCATTTAAAAGGTGTGATTGTTGTACAGCAAGATGGAGTAACCCTATAACACGTATTGATTGTTGTCAAGCACATTGTGGTCAATCATGTCATCGGAATAGCCAATGTGGTAAATTCTGTTACACCACTGCTACAATAGGTTTGTGCGCTGGTACTGAATACCAGTGGTGTGTTAATGGATGTGGTAGTAATGAACAGATGATTTGGTGTAGACCATGCCATTGTTCTTATTTCTGTCCTACTTGTGGAACAGGAAATAATTTCTTTATGAGAAACTCTTCATGTGGTCCAATAAGTCCTTATGGTGTTGTGGCTGCGATGACATGTGGAGCACAACTGTGGTTGAGGCATATAAGTTGTTGTAATGCTGTTTATGGAATTGGTGGAGCACACTATTCATGTTATTGTTTCTGCAAATGTTGCTGTCAAGATTGTAACTGGTGCAATAATACCTTTACATTGCATGTTGGTGGGGTTTATGATTGTCCAAATACTACTTGGTTAGCATACGGACCTGATATACAAACATATTCTTGTGGAGATGGTGGTGTTAATTGTGCTCGATACGCAGGTACTGAGTTACCTATTAAGTACTTTACTTATCATCCAGGTTGTGATTGTCATTATATGATGATAAGAACTGGACCTGCTACTGCTAGTTTCTGTGGAGGAGTTCATCCAGGATGTGGTATATTCTCAATTAATATGAAATGTATTAATGCATGTATGCAACGAAGATGTATATGTCTTGGTGGTGCATGTGGTAGTGATACTGCAACTATGGCAAATTGTTATATGTCTTGTTGTAACGGTAGTTATGGTGGTGCTGAATCATCTCAATGGATTCCATTAGATCCTTCTGGACTTAATAACCATCCTAGTAAAGATACTATGTTTGGTTATACTGTACCGAATGCTGATGGAGTTGGAATTAATTCTATGTTCTTCTGTAAGTTAGCTAACTTCCCAGTAGAATGGACATGTAGTTACTATACAAGACCACGTATGTGTGTATCTTGTCTATTCAGATATGAGCATTGTGCATGGAGTATAGGTCTTTATAACTGCTGTACTTGTGGATGGGATGCATTTACTACAAAAGACTTAGTTAATTGGTCATCACTACCAGGAACTGTGGTCGCATGTCAAGACCCATGCATATATTGTTGCTTAAGGGCATCACCTGCATGTATCGATAGATGTTGTGATTGTTTCACTGCTAATATGGATTGTGCAGGAATGATCGATCAATGCGTACCAATAAATCAATATGAAAGAACGGGAGTCGTTCTAAGTGATGGTGATAAGATCTTCGTTAAGAACTATGGATCATCGGGTGCTGGTAAGATATCATTCCAAGTATGGGGGTATGAAGGTTAATGGCACGTTATGTAAGCACTAAAACTGCATCTGGAGGAACTGTTGGTGGTGGAGGAGCAAGTGGACCTACCCCTGCTGAAGTATGTCAATATGCATGTAAGGCAGTTTGTGATCTGTTTTGCACAAATCTAAAAACTCCTGCATGTAGACCTACATTAAATTACTTACCAACCACTGATAATTGCTACGTTGTAATTTGTCATTGCAACTGTTGGACAAATTGTTTTGAAAATGGATGTTTTAAGTTTGATCTTGATACTAATAAGTATAGAGGATTTAGATTTTGTTTCGCAGGACAAAGAATTAAAGCATGTTGTTATATCTACTTCTGTGCAGGAATAGTCAGTAGTAATGGTTGCATGTGTTGTTGCCAACAAACCTATTGGCTAATATGTGCATGTAATAATTGGCCAATGGGTTCTTGTTGTTTTTGTTATTGGTGCAGATGTAGGACATGTGGATGTACGATAGGAGCAGATCAAAAATGGTGCTACTATTGTCAAAGTGGATTGGATAATTTAGGATGGTTTGATTTAAAACTTGAAGCTGCTCCAGGAGGTGCTCGTGCTCCTTACTGTAATTGTAACTCAGATTGGATGTGGGATTTATGTTGGATGGGGCATCCTTATTGGCGGAGTGATTTTCCAGCACAATGTAATAGAATGATGGGAATACCATATTGCAACGCATGTACGGCATGGAGTAAAAATCAAAAGGCTAATAATTATGTTTGTGCAATATGTTTCTTTGCTAATTGCTTCTTCATGTCAGCATTAGCTGGTGGTAGTTACGGTAACACATCATGTGGTGATGTTGCTCTACCACATCCAATACCAAATTGGACAATATGGGGTTGGCCGTGCTGCTTACCAGTTAACGTGGGTGTATGGTCTGGATCATCAGCACCAGATGCGAATGATGCATACGAATAAGGAGATTTAAAAAAATGGGACATCATTTTACAGTAGACGGAAGAGAGTTAATTGAGTCTGGGGGTCCAAAAGATCCTCAGATATCATTGCAAGAGCAGATGGATGCTTTTGAAAGTGCAAAACAACAACGACTTGATGAGTTAAGAAATTGGAGAAATGGTGCATTAGGAGCATCTGATTGGACTCAAGTTCCTGATGGTGCATTAGATTCTACTACTAAAGCAGCATGGGCAACCTATAGAGATAAATTGCGTGATTTACCATCAAATGCTAAAGCACCTAATCAATTTGCTAAATCTGATTGGCCATTAGCACCTGGACAATCTGAAATTACTGATGATGTGTATATTTTTATTCCTGAGTTTAGTGATCCTTTAGGAATAGGATCAACTTCATGGGTAGGAAATGGTACAGAAACAACTGTGGTTTATACAACTCAAACAGGAGAAATTAGTGGAGTAGGAACAGATATTATATCTACAGATGATATTGGTGAGGTTTCGATTGGTGATATATTAAAAACAGGAAGTATAACTGGTACAGTTGCAGGTATTAAAACAGATGCAATTATTGATCTACAAACAACTGCTGTGAGTTATGATATAGCTGTTGGTCAAAGTACTATAGCAATTGATGATATTGGAGACATAGGATTAGGAGATACTTTTGAGTCTGGATCTATTTCTGAAAAAGTTATTGGGGTAGGAACTGCTGCTGCTGGTGGAACTGTTTATAATACAGTTTCGTTAGCATCTACAATAGGATCTGCTTTAGATGCAGATGCCGTTGTTAAATTTAGAAGACTAATTGAGCATCCGTTAGTTTCGTTATCTTCTACAATTTCATCTGGAATTGGTACTGGAGATGTGGTTACTTTTGAGAGATCAAAGAGTGTTTTAGTTGAACAAACCAGACCAACTTTAAGTGAGACTGTTGGATTAAGTACAACTAAAGTAGTTGCTGGTGGATCATTTAATATTATAATTACTGATACTAATACAACTGCTCCAGAATTATATGGTTATACATTAGGAGTACGTAATTATCCATTTGAGGATATAATTACTTCACCTGCTCAAGGAAACGTAATAGTTACTCCATCAGGAACAACTGGAGTATCCACTATAACTGTTTCTATTGCTTCTACGATTGGTGCTGGTGGTACTGTAGGAGATGTTGAGGAACAACAATCGGTTATTGCTGGTAGGAATTTCGTGATAGATGTTAATGTTGAAAATTTATATAAAAAAGAAGGCGCATCATTTGTTGGTTTCGCAGCAACTGTGGGGGTTACTACGACATAGTTGCATAATTACAGTTTTTAGACTATAATAAATACCAGTGTATTGAATTACATGCAAAGGTATTTGGTCTTTACTTATGTCTAGAAAAAAGGTATTCCACCTTGATGGTGGAGCAGGTCGTGTTATTTGTGCTATTCCTGCACTTGAGAAATATGCAAAGAAGAATCCAGATAAAGATTTTGGAGTTATTATAGGTGGTTGGGATTCTTTATTATATGGCAATCGTCTTCTACAAGATAAAACATATAGTATGGATGTGAAGGGGTTATTCAATCTTCTTATTAAAGATAATGATTTAATACATCCTGAACCATATTTACTGCATGATTACTATAATCAGAAGTGTTCGTTAATCGAAGGATTTGATAAGATCATTAATGAGACCGATGATCATTCAGATCTAGAGCAACCTCATCTTTACTTATGTAAAGCAGAGGAGAAAATGGCAGCAAATCAGTTAGCCCAAGTTAAAGCAAAGCAAGGTAAAGATAAGACAATCGTAATTCAACCATTTGGTAGATCAGCAAGAGTTGATAATGGAGACATTATTGACGATAGTACAAGATCATTAGAACCTAATGTCTATCTCCAGTTGGTTAAGAAGTTATCTCAGAAATATAATATCATATTGATGGCAGACCCTGAATTTGGTCAAGCATTATCGCAAGATGATCAAATTTCAGAGAAACCACAAATACCTGATCTTAGAGCATGGTGTTCAATCATAGAATCTGTTGATTATTTTATTGGATGCGATAGTTTAGGTCAACATGTAGCAAGAGCATTTGATATTCCAGGTACAGTTATTCTTGGATCAACTTATGCTGAAAATATTTCTTATCCTGATTATTTCCAGATCATAGAGAATGAGAATGTTGCAAAAACATATTCTCCTATTCGTGCATGTGGATTTGATTCTCATTTAGCAGATAGGTTAAATGATCGTTTGATGGATTTTGATGATGATCAAATAGGTAAAATCTATACTCAAATTACAAAACATATTAAGGAGAATTCATAATGACTTGGAATGTGATGGCAATTAATCCAGGACACAATGGTTCTGTGGCACTTACGGTTGATGGTATATTAAAGTATTATATTGAAGAGGAAAGGATGAGTCGTCAAAAGTATGATGGCAATCCTTTTCGGGGTATGCTTCATATAATGCAAGACCATCATGTAGATTTCTTGGTTATATGTGGAACAGGGCAAGAAGAGCATAGACTTCCTTGGACTGGTGAAAGTTCTTATGAAGCATTGGTTAGGAAATTTAATCCAAATTTAAAAGTATTAGCAGTTGGAAATGAACATCATTTAGGACATGCTGCTGCTACTTTTTATGGTTCAGGATTTGAAAGTGCTGCTTGTATAATTGTTGATGGTTGTGGTAGTAGGCATAATCTTAAAGCATCTGATAATGAAGAACTGAATTTGCAAGCATTAGAAACTGAGAGCATATATTTAGCATCTTATCCTGGAGACTTTGATCCTATTTTTAAGAGATATGGTGACAATCAGGTTCCTAGAGTTTCTAGACCTGATTTTGAAGTAGATTCTGCTGTAACCACTGTTAAAGCATATGAGGGAGTCTCTGATTATTTGGGATTTGGATTTATTGAAGCAGGTAAAACAATGGGACTTGCTCCATATGGTAGACAAGATGATAAAATTCCTGATCTCTTTTACAGAGATACTAAGAGAGGGGATAAAAATGTTTTTGTTGCTGCTTATCCGATGGGTTCATATATTGATAAGGAAAGATTTCCATATCTATCCCATAGTAAGGGTCAACCTAATGAGTGGCATAGGAATCCTGCAAAAATAACAGATGCTCAAAAGAATATTGCATGGAAAGTTCAACAAGAAACACAGGAATATGTAGGTGATTTGATTGAAAAAGCAGTTGACATGACTGGAGAAGATAATATTTGTATTTCTGGTGGTTATGGATTAAATGTTGTAGCAAATTATTATTATAAAGAAAGATTTCCTGAGTTGAATATTTACGTTGATCCAATATCTCATGATGGTGGAACTGCGATTGGATATGCAAAATATTTTGGACTGCAAAAATTTGCTGAAAACGCAAGTAAAAATGGTGATGAAGAAGTTGAATATCCAATGCCTGAAAGATTAAATACTCTTTATCTTGGTCCTGAATATAATTATACTTTAGATAATTTAAAAGCACATATAGATAATGAATTAATTGAAGTAACGGATACAACACCTACTGAGGTTGCACAATTAATTAAAGATCGTAATATTGTTTCTATTTTCCAAGGAAGAGCAGAGGCAGGACCACGAGCATTGGGTAATCGTTCTATTCTTTATGATCCAACAGATCCTAAAGGTAAGGACTTTGTTAATAGAGTAAAGGGTAGGGAATGGTTCCGTCCATTTGCAGGTTCTATGCTTCAAGAACATGCAGCAGAGTGGTTTCAAATGCGTGGACTTGACGAGACACCTCATATGATGTATGCTATGGAGATGCAAGACAAGCATATAGGTGAGATACCAGCAGTTACTCATGTAGATGGTACTTGTAGAATTCAAACTGTTACTAAAGAACAGAATGAAAACTATTATAATCTTATTAATGAGTTTTATAAACTATCTGGAGTTCCTTTACTATTCAATACTAGTTTTAATTTAGCAGGACATCCATTAGTAGAAACTTTGGATGATGCTATTCAAACTTTATATACTAGTCAATTAGAGTACATGTATTTACCTGAATTGGGTAAATTGGTTAAATTATCTAATGAGAAGTCTGTATTTGTTCCACCTACACAAAAGGTTTAACTATGGGTCGTTATAAATCAACAAATCCCCCACCACAGGGATTTCAACAACAATCAATGCCTCAACAACAGGGGTATCCACAACAACAGGGTGGACAAACACCTCCACCTGGATATTCTCAATATAATCCTAATAATTGGCCCCAAAGTTTTACTGGTCCAGTTATAGGAGTAGATCGTGATGGTGTAATTCTTGAATGGAAGAATGTTATTAAAAGGTATGAGGATGTTAGATACATTCCTGGATCATTAGATGCTATTCGTTCTTTAAGATTAAAAGGACATCGTTTCGTTATATTTTCAGATCAACCAAATATTGAGAGAGGATTGTTGACTGGTAATGATGTTGGAAATATTATGAACAATATGATGCAAACATTTGGTCAGAATGGTATTTTTAGTATTGATGGATTTTATTTTAATCAAACATCTAATCCGCAAGATCCTTATGCTAAACCAAATACTGGAATGTTGAATAGAGCAAGTCAAGAGGCAGGTGTTAATTGGAAAACTGGATATTATGTTGGAGATACTATAGATGATATTAAGATGGCACAGAAAGCAGGTGCTACTCCTGTGTTAGTTAGAACTGGTAAGGGTGCAGATACAGAAAAACAATTCTTGAAGGGTATTAATACAAAATATAAGGATGTAAAAGTGTTTGATAATCTTGCTCAATTCGTGGACAGTCTGTAAACTGTCACACTATACTGGGATGCTAGGGTAGTATATGGTATAATTTGTATATTCGAAATTAATTATGAGTTATTCGTTATCTGAAAAATTGATTTTTATCACTTCGTTCATGGTTCTTATGAACTGGGGTGTTAGAATTACTCAATCATTTTTTAATTATGCTATCTTTTAGTTCTTCTGGATGCAAATACAGTAAGAGAACATGTAATGATGTTGTGGAGTGGTTCGTTATGAATTATTTACCACGACATAAGATAGACATTACTATTCACCATAGAGGGATGCTTCGTGATGGTGTCTTTGGATGGGTGGGAGTATTGGATTGTGACTATCGACCTCGTGAGTTCGAGATTGAGATTCATAATCGTCTAACTCCTAAAGACTATATACAAACTCTTTTACATGAACTGTGGCATGTTTATCAGCATGTCAAGGGGGATTTAAAAGACAAGCATGGTATTCGTTTATGGAAGGGTGTAGATCATTCTGCAACCGATTATGACGATCAACCTTGGGAGAAACAAGCACACATCATGGAAGAAATTCTTTACAACCAGTACTTAACAAAATGTCTACAAAAATGAAAACTGAATTCATATGCGTTAAACCACGATCAACACTTGCTCAGTCAAGATTTGATACTAACATGGATAGATTACATTCGTGTAGAGTGGTGAGTAGGTGTGATGGAAAAGTTAAACTCTCATCTATTTCAAATAGATATTCATTTGAAATGTATGAAGGTGGTGATGATCATTGGGAAATTGTTAAATAGTTGTGGTATTATATGTTAACATGTTAGAGGTTCTTCTTGCTACATTAATAGATTGTTCTGACATTAGTTCTATGTTAGAAACCATTCGTTCAGACAAATATTTAACTATTGAAGCAAAAGAAGAAATAAAAAATATGTTAATTGATGGTACTCCACAATGTGAACATAATGTTGCGAGACTATAAAGACAATATTAAATTTATAGATAATTTATATAACTATGTTATAATCTCAACACATTCTTCTTAAAACTATGATTAACTTAGACGAACGATACCATTCTTACTTAGATGGGAGTAAGAAATTAAGAATAGACGGCATAGAAGAAAAAGTTAAGAATTATGGTTATCATTGTGATGGAAGTTCTATTGTGGGTTATTATGTTGTGACAGAGAGTTATAAGTTATATTATAATTTAGAAGGTTTATTTGTTAAAAAAGAAGATTTAAGACCAGTATTGTTGGGGTAAACTTATTATTTTATTATGAAAGATACCATTTTATTTGGTGATTGTAGAGAAACTCTTAAACAATTTGATGAAAAAGCAAGGTGTTGTGTTACATCTCCACCTTACTATGGTTTAAGAAACTATGGATCGGAGGATTGTCAGATAGGGTTAGAAGAATCTCCAGAAGAGTATATTCAAAAATT